AGATCAGGTCGTTCTAAGACACGACGATCGAACTGTTCACGAGCTTCAAGATAGTTGGCTGTACCCTTGTTGATGCATAGGTGGAGAATCTCACGAGTGAAGTTCTCCTTACCCAACCTTTCAACATCTGCCTTCAGTTCTTCAGAAGACGACCAGTAATCGCGCCAATCAGACTCAACCACATATCGTTTCTTCTTACCTTTGATGGTTTTTGTCTTGCGCGATTGAGTCGTTTTGAGACCAATGTATTGTTTGTTATTTATAAGATTGGTTATATTATAGACGAATGCAACATACTGTAGTTCAATACTTTCAATGACCTCGCCCTTATAGGTCCAAGGAGCTGTCATCGATATCTTCTTCCTCGTATATGTCGCCTGAGCACACAGGGCAGCATACTATATCTTCGAACTGAACGTCAGTTCCTTTGATAGTAATCTTTCCCTCAGCTCCGCAATTATCGCATGTGAACTGTTTCACTACCATACGCTTGGTTCCTTAGCTTTAAGTTGAGCACAAAATTTTCCACAATTAGTTTGGTGATCGTGGCAAGGAACACCTCCTTGGCCATCGGATCGTCATATTTATGGGACAAAGTTTCGACAACATTGAGGGCAATCAATCGATATGCATCGTCCTCGCTGATGTTCAGAACACCCCAGTCAATGGGGTCTTCCGTCTCCACTTCTTTGGCGATCTCTACAATTGCATCAACATACTCTGACTTAATCACTTCCATACTGAACCCCACGACCCTGTTAGAGCGCCTTTAGCATAGGCTGTAGCTCTCTGTTCAAAAAAGTTTGCGTGTTCTGGTGCATTGAGGATCTCTTCGACCCAAGGTAGAGGATTGTTCTTTACCTTGAAGATTCCTTTCATACCAAGACCAATCAAACGACGATCAGCGATGTACCTGATGTAATTCTTAACTTCTTCAATGGTTAGCCCTTCTACACCACCAGTTTCGAAAGCTAGGTCGATAAACTTATCTTCAAGTTCAACCATCTTTTCTGCAATAGTATATAGTTGACCTTTCAACTCATCGGTCCAGATATCTCTGTGTTCTTTAATAAACTCTTTGAACAGCCATGTCATACCTTCAACGTGTACGGATTCATCTTTAATTGACCAAGTGATGATCTGACCCATACCATTCATCTTATTAAACCGCGTGAAGTTCAATAACATGATAAACGATGAGAACAGTTGCATGCCTTCAGTAAAAGCAGAGAATGCTGCAATCTGTTGCACAATCTGTTTCTTGTCAGTACCCATTAGGTTTTCAATGTAGTCATGCTTCTCGCGCATCGCTTCATATTCCATGAACTGCTTGTAGGTAGTCTCAGGCATACCTAGAGTATCAATCAGATGACTATACGATTGAATATGGACAGCTTCACGTGCAGCAAAGCTCAACAGCATCATCCTGATCTCTGGTTTTGGAAACAGAGGAAGGTACTTATTAGCGTATGCACCAGCCACATCAACATCCGATTGAGTGAACAATCTAAAGATTTGTGTGAGGAAGTGCTTCTCTTCTTTAGTCAGTTTGTTTTTCCAGTCAAGGATGTCTTGATGCATGGGAACCTCATCCGGGCTCCAATGCATCTTCTCAGACTGTTCATAAAGCTCGTATGCTCGAGGATACTCGAATGGCTTATAGTAGTTTCTTGGTTCAAATAGTTGCTTTGTCATTACTGTCATCCTTCACACGCAGCACAAACTGGTTCATCGCTACGCAGCATATCTCTCATATCTTCGATTCGTTCTCGCTCTACTCTCTTACCTACTTTATCTGCTTTTCGTACACCGTCAGACCGGCAATAGTATAGAGACTTGAGTCCTGTTCTCCATGCCATCAAATGTACGAGGTGTAGATACTCTACATTAGTAGTTGGGCTGAAGAATAGGTTCAAGGATTGTGATTGGCAGATGTATGGCTGTCGATCTGCAGCGTGTTGAATAATCCACGTTTGATCAATCTCCATCGATGTCTTAAACACATCCTTCTCATTATCATCCAAACAATCCAAAGAGGCAACAGAACCATCATTGGAAATGATCTCTGTCCACGTCTTCTGATCGTTTCTACCTTTCGACTCTAGTAGTTGCTCGAGATACTTGTTCTTGTGTACCTGCGTACCATTGACGCCCTTCTCAAGGTAGACATTGGCTCGATAGGGTTCAATCGAAGGAGAGGTGTCAAGTAGAATTGAGCTGGAAGCATTAGGAGCAACGGCAAACAAATGAGCGTTACGAACAGGTGTATCGCTGCCAATAGAATCAGGACATGGACCTCTCGTTTGTGCTAGTTGAATTGTTGTTTGCTTTGCTTGTTCGTTCATCTTCTTCCAAATGGATTTGTTGAGAGCTACAGCAATAGCAGATTCAAATGGGATACCTTTCTTTTGTAGGAGAGCATGCCAACCCATTGCACCGATACCAATAGAACGCTCTTGTTCTGCTGAGTATACTGCATTCTTGATTTCAGGGAATCGCTTGCCTTCTGAACAAAACAAAGAAATCACATTGTCCAACATCTCGACGATATCAGGAATGAACTGTGGTACATTCTTCCACTCATCATAACGCTCTAGGTTAACGGATGATAGGCAGCACACGAAAGTGCGATCGTCTCCTGTAGCAAGAGTAATCTCCGAACAAAGATTCGAGCCGCGATTGGCAAGACCCTTTGCTTTCTGGAATTCTGGTAGAGCTTTATTGACTGTATCAATGAACCAAAGGTAAGGCTCACCCGTCTCCATACGAATCGTAAGGATTCGTTCCCATAGTTCGCGAACAGATGCATATTCAACAACTTCACCTGAGTGCTGATTGATCAACGGAAACCGATCTAGCTCCTCGCGTTGTTCTTTTGTTAGCTCATCGTTGTGTAGTGATAGAGCTTCAACACGCTTCATGAAATCATCTGTGATATTAATCCCATGATGCAGATTAAGACACTTACGATTGGGATCACCGCCTGTAGGCTTTCGCATCTCCAAGAAATCGATGATCTCAGGGTGATTGATATCAAGATAAGCTGCAGTAGCGCCACGACGAGTAGTGCCTTGTTTGAAAGCAAGAGTGTCAACATCATAAGTCTTTAAGTGAGGGATAATTCCGGAAGATTTCTTATCGCCAGGCCGTAGTCCAATGTGTAGACCGACCCCGCCACCGACAACAGCTAGCATACGAGTCTCTGATGAAGTGTCGAGAATAGACCTCATCGAGTCTCCTAAAAAGGAAGCGAAACACGAGATTGGAAGACTACGCTTTGTCTTTCCGTAGGACAAGATTGGTGTAGCATAAGACAACCACATCTTTGATGAATATTCATACAATCGCTGAGCATGCTCAGGGTTTGAAGAAAATGTTTTTGATACAAATGCAAATCGATGTTGTGGAGAGGTCTCCCCTTCACTCAAGTAACCATCAATCAATCGACCTAACCCTGACTCTGAAAATAAACTGTCTCTACTATAATCTACTTTAATTCCGTGTACGATGTCTTCCATTATTTCCTCTTGTTATTTTGCGACAAACGTTGAACTCAAAGGAAAGATTTGTGCAATAACTTTAGCACACTCTTTAGCAATCATCATATGTTCTTTTTGTGTACCGTTACCTGATCTAATCTGAATAAAGTGAACCCATGATCTAAGTGTACCATTCATATACATTCGTGAAACAGTGTTTCCTTCTGGAAGTACTACTCGTGCTTGCTCCTTAGCAATTCCATTTTTAATCGCCCACGCATATGCTTCTCGGGCTGCACTAATTACTCGACGCTGATGAAAGTCCCACTGCTCAATAATATTAGCATCACCAAGTGTAGCTACATCTACTTCAATTGAGTTTTGTCGATTATTGGGATCTTGAAGTCGAGCTTCCCTCCGAACAAAACTCAGATCCTTTGTGGGATCTGCATACCGCTGACTGAATTCCTGAAAGGAGAATGAACGATGACGAAGGATCTGCCGAGCGATGTCACGAGTTGTTTCAATCTCTAAGCAAGCTGACACCATCTCCAAAGGAGACCAGTGAGCATTCTTGATCAAGTATCCAATCAGCTTTTCTGATGTCTGCGTGTTGTACTGGTTGGCAGGATTTGATACTCGAGCACAGTACGCAATTAGGTCTTGTGCATCTTCAATTCCTTCGGTAATAAAATCATCAGTCGGTTGACTGAATGACACTAGTTTAACTTTCATTAGCACTTTCTCCATGTCGAAAATTTTAGTTGAGCTTCTATACCTTGAACCGCGTTTCTATCAATGATATCTTGTACTTGTTCAGATGTCAACCCAGAAACGATCATATCATTGATATCTTTTTGTGTAATAGTGTCTGGCCAAAGACATACTTTATATCCTTGTCCAATAGTCTTCTCAATCAGCTTTGTGAGTTCCTTAGACCTGGGCTCATTGTCATATACTACTGTACACCTATCTTTTAATGTCTCTATAATCTTAGAACTAAACGATGATCCTGATACAGCAATGCTGTTAGGGATGAATAGAGAGTCGATAGGTCCTTCTGTAATGTACATCGGCTTGGTTCTATCGAGTCTCTCTAAACCAAAAATCTTCTCAGCATCATCGTCAATTTTTATAGTGTAGTATTTAGGGTCTTCTTTACCGAATGCTCTCCCTTGAAAGGCAATACACTCTCCATCTTCATTGAAGAACGGAATCACCAATCGAGGATGTTCTTTCGCATTAACGTTAAACTTACCTGGCACCACATCATTAACAAACTTTACAAACTTAGGAGCAATATATAGCAACGATAGACAGTGATCTGGTATCATCCTCTTCTTTACATATAACATTGCAGGATGATCGCTTGGTAGCGAATCAAGTCTATGAATGGTTGATAGGAATGTAGGCTTCGGTTTGGATGATGTCCTGATCACATCAGGTACGGCATCTTCACCCGAATGGTGGGACCTTGGAAGACCACTTTCTTTGTAGTTCTCTAAGGTATATTCTTGATACAACGGTGAGTCAAGATATTTGATGAAGTTGCCAATGTTCGTGCTGTATCCACAGTTGTGGCACTTGACAAACAACCCCATCTTTACCTTGTAAACATAACCACGAGCCTTGAGCTTGTTCTTCGACGAGTCGCCGCAAACAGGACAAGAGTAGTTCCACAGGAATTCACTCTTGCGCTTGAAGTTCCTTAGATAAGAACCAAGCATATTGGCATACTTTACATCAACCCACAACATCACAACACTCCTATTATCTTAGATGATAATAATAGAGGTACAAATAAAAAAGGTCAACTGAAAATTAGTTGACCTTTAAAAATTACGCGGCGAGAATCAGTATGTCCGCTGTGATGTAACTACTTAAGGGTCTTCAAAGGATCAGGTCTCTCAAGAAGTTCTTTTGGTACTTTAAGTATCAACTGCGCTTCTCCGGGCGGGGGAGTTGTACAACATCCCGCCAAGATCACCAGTAGTAAAGCGAGTGCGATCTTCATTTGCTGACCAACTCGCTTTGTCTAGACTGAAAGTCAAGAACTACATTTTGTAGTGCCACTAAACGAGCAGCTGTGATGTTGCACATATAGTAATTATCTGCTACTACTCGGCCTACATCTGATAGTGTAAACTTTGAGTACTGCGCATTGTCAGCTTTAGCAATGTCAGATAGAATCTTACCTTCCGCTGCTGTATTATGTAGATCGACAAAACCATTGTTGACAGGTTTATCGACTTCTTTAGGTACATACACGGTAATGTATTCGGTGATGTACTTAGTCGAGCTCGTTGACGTAGGTTTTGTGTTCCTAAGTTTTTGAACTTCTGTCTGCAGATGGTTGACAATCGTAATGTAGTCTTTGATGATTGTTTCTGTGCTTTCAGCAGCGCTGGCTTGTTGTTCTGCTACCTTAGCAGTCCACGCAGCTCTTTCAGCAGCAACTTTAGCCTCTGCTAAACTTTCACCGTCTGATCTGCCCTTTACATACGACCCACCAACTGCTGTTACTACCACAAGCGCTAATGCCAAATATCGAGCCATCGGGCTCATCAAGAAAGAGATCATAATCTTACTCCGTTAGTTATTTTGAAGGTCGTTTTAGTTTTGACCAGGATCCACCACCACTTCGATTGAAGCGAATTGCTTTTGTATTCTTGCCGTTTTGCAGAATGATTACACCGTTGGGGTTCTTTTTAGCAAATTCATAAATTAGTCTCTGGCCATCATCACTTAGATCCAGATACTCTTCCCACTTTCGATACTTTGCTTTACCTTTAGTGAACTTATTATACACACTATCATTCACTATGAATTTACTAAATCTGCGAGGAGCTTTGCGACGAATTACAGGTGCATCTGTAGATACTGCAGGCCCTGTTGCGTTAACTGGAGCATCTTCCGCCAACATGAAATCTTCGATCACCAACTGCTCTTCAGCAAGAACAACACCTTCCTCTAGTAAATTGACAAGGTGCTTTAATTTATCCTCATCTATTTTCAAAGAATGTGATCCGTACGCCTCTTTAAGGAGAAAGAATGCAGCTACAATATTCTTTGTTTGCGACTCACCGCCTGGCAACTTATTGAGGAGTTTCTTTAGATTGAATACCAATCGATGTAGATACGTATAAGCGTTCTTCTGATCCATGGTGGTAAAATCTTTAGACTTAATCAGATTTTTACCTGTATCATCGATAATACCAAGTTTATATGCATCTGTCTCCGCAAACGGCTTGACAAGCATAGAAAGGACTCGATAAGCAATCAAATTGTCAACAACTTGTGCCATTAAATTTCCTTTAAGGTATCTGCTATGGTTGGGTCTAAAGTTAGATCTGAAAGTCTAATCCCAAACTCTGGAATCGTTTCTGGCATCTTATTTAGATAGACAAGGAACGTAGCAAGTACGCCCCAGTACTCTTTATCTATCTTGAAAAATAACAATTCAGGAGTGACAATTCCAAATAAGTTGAATAGCACAATGATATGATTCAAAATGAGACGGCTCTTAAGATCTCCATTCTCAGCATATCGACTGAACAACTTCTTTAGGTAACTAAATCTTTTCAGATCCTCTTCAAACTCTGCTATAGAGGTACATTGCGTGTTGTCATAGTGATGCATTGCCACCAGCAAAAAAGTTTGATCATTAATTGGTAGATCATTAAGCATAACAAGAAGGAGAGGAGGTTAACCTCCTCTCCTATCTATAACAAATTATACAACAGTCAGTGTAGCAACGTTTGATGTTGCGCTGATGCCACCACCAGATACGATCACACGGAACTTATCGCCATCAGTTGCACCAGCACCATCACCAGTAGCAGTTGCACCAGTTGTATAAGAGGCTGCTGTTGCACCAGTAATATCTGACCAACCACCAATTCCTTCTTGCTGAATCTGCCACTGGTATGTTAATGGAACATCGCTGTTAATAGAAGCCACTACAGTAAATGTAGCTGTAGCAGGTGCTGTTCTTGTTATATTTGCTGGATGTGTACCAATAGTAATTGCTAGATCAACAGCAATTGTATCCTCAGCATCACCAGAATCAGTGGCATTGACGGATAGTGCAATTAAGCATTCTGCCTTATGACGTGTAACTGATTGGGCGTCGGTGTATGTCTTATACAACCACCAGCCAGCTCCAGTAAGACCTTTAGCCTTATTAGTTGATACTTGAGCTTCTTGGGCATCGACGAATACGATTTGATCACCACCTGTAGTAATGACACCAGCTACACCAGTGCGCTGTAGCGTGTGATTACCCGTCCCAACGTTAGTGACGTCCACTAATCCTGTACCACCACCTGCAATAGCTTGAGCAGCAGTGCTGTATAGTGTGACAACCCCTGCAGCAATAACACGTGCAAAGTAAGTAGCACCGCTAGTTGGACCCACGGCGTTGCCTGTATATATTACCTGATCGCCAGTATTAAACCCAGTACCTGATAATGAAATATCAAATGAATTGGCTGTAGCATCAATATTAGCAGAGGTAAAGCCAGCAGTACGAGCAATAAATTTTGGCTTGCCTGCCTGATTATCGGTTGTTCCCCAAAGTGACATGTTTGTATCTCCTTATTTGTGGCGGCGGGCGCCAGATGTTGAACCTTTTGGTCGTCCGCGACCACGTTTCTCTGTTGGTACTTCAGCTTTCTCACTGTCTTTTTCATATCCTGCCACGGCACCTAAATTCTCAATTTTAGAGCCGCTTGGTGTATGCGTTACCTTACGCCCAGTGCCCTCTTTATCAACAACAGTATAAGAAGCTTTTTTGTCTGTATATTTATGATCGATTACAGCATTGCCGGCTCGACGATGAGCGTAAATTTTATCAGTGAAATCGACGTATGAAATCATTCCTTCGTTGGTTTGCTCAACTTCCTCATCAACCTTCTTCTTCATTTGAGCTTCTTTTGACGCACGTGTACGTGCAACGGCAGCGTGGTGAGCAATGGCGGCTTTTTGCATTAGCAGTTCAAACGACCCAGCAGTTGTTCCATCTGGACGTTTGCCAGTAACTGGATCTCTACTTGACAATTCGTCGTGATAGGTTTCCGTCAGGTCCGTTTCTTCTTTTGCATATTCGAGCTTACGTTGTGTAATTGTATGGCCAGCAGCTTTTAGCTCTTTCTCGTGAGCAGCAGCTGACTTTGCTGTGAAGTGAGTGGCCCAGTGTGACTTGCCAGTCTTAGCGTCTTTCCAGTGAATAGTTACGCCAGTTGGATTGCCTTCTTCTTGGGTTAGTTCAACTTCTTCAGGTAACTTACCCTTTGGACCAGCAACACCACCTTGACTCTTGGTGAACTTCATCTTGTCTTTCAGTAATTCTGTTCCGCGATCAAACTCTCTCTTTTTGCCAGCAGCAGTTTTGTTGAAACTTGTTCTGCTACCACGTCCAGCTAGATCATTATGAGGATTCATGTTTCTCTGAAAGGCTTCTTCAACTTCTTCTGTTCTAAAGTAATTTTTTTCTTGAGGATCACGAATTTTATCAACTTTATGATCTGGATAATCAGACTTAGCCTTTTCTGCAGCGTCTGAAGGAGTAAGAGCGCTAACTCTTACTACTTTTTTACCTTCTTTTGGATGACGGAGAACTACATGATATTCAACATCAGCACCTTCTTCCAACTCTTCTTCTCTAACAACACCACGCTTAACAAGAACGTCTTTATGAGTGATCTTATCTTTTGGTTCAGCAGCTGCAGCAAGATCCTTCTCACGCTCTGTCTTTGGTACAGTGTGTGATTTGGCCTCTTCTACTTCCTCAACGTCTTCAGCAACCTTCTTGGCAGTAGCTGTGGCAATGGCCATCTTCTTTGCCATTGGCATGTCTGGATTCTCGCGCTCAATTGCTTTAGCAACTTCCTCGCGCTTTTTCATCTCAGCAGGAGTAAGCTTCTTTTCATCTAGTGATGTAAAATCTGAACTATTGCTAATTGCAGCAATGTATCGATCCATTGGGTTCATTGTAGTTACCTCTTCTTTGACTATCTGAGTGGTGTCGGATTGTAGTGTTTCTTCTTGCATAGATTTCAATTCTGCCTGCAACTCTTTAACTTTAGCATCATTTCCTTTTTGCTTATAACTAGCAATGAGATTTTTCAGACTAGCGATCTTATCTTTGTTCATTGTTTCTTTGGCGCCTGGACTCCAGTCTTGGCCTTCCACTACACCTTGCTCTGGTAATACGCCTTTAGGACCAGCTAAACCACCTTTTTTCTGTGTATACTTCATCAGTGATTTAAGGCGCTCTTGACTTCCACGTTCATCGGCACTTAATTTACCAGACTTCAAACGATTGCCCACTGGGTTAACTCGGCGATAACTCAATTCATCGTTGAAGTTAGGATTCTTTACAGTATCACTGTGCCCTTTCCAAACTTCCGACACACCTTGCTGTTCTTTAACAATCTCACCTGTACCACTCTTGATCTTGAATCCTTTTGATTCTGGAGTAGCTTTGTAGTGTTGGCTGTTGAACTTATAGTGGACAGGCTTACCAGACTTCTTAGCAAGGTGATGCATATGATCACCAAAGTCACGAATGTCAACCCATGTGTGAGCTGTATGAGGATCTGATTCGGTACCGGATCCACCTTTCACGAGCTTCTTGCCGTCAGCAGACTCTTCTACTGTTTCTAGTTCTTCTTTTGCTAGAGCTGGACACTTACCACCTTGTGATGGAGGAACGTGGACAGTTCCACATCGACCACACATAGTTGCTTTTGCTTCAGCAATACCAAGCAATTCCTTGAAAGTCTTCATTTAGGCTCCAATTCCTACTAGGGACGATCTAATCACCCATCTATGTTTTGAATGAGTATCTATTCTACCAGCCAAGAAATCCATTAGACCTTGGTTGCCAATAGATTCTGCAACAGCAAATGATTTATTTAGGCTTTCCATAACTTCGTCATTTGCTGTTAGTAAGTTATTCAGCATTCCACGAACATCAACTGGTTTAACCATATCTTCCGGTAAGGTACCAGCATCTAATAAGTTAGAAATGCTTATAGGAGCATATCCATCTACTTTCCGAATATGCTCAGCAATATCATCAACAGCACTATGTAACTCACTATAAAGGTCGCCAAAAAAACTGTGATATACAGAAAAAAGCACACCTTCTACATTCCAATGATATGAGTGGGTCTTAAAATACATTACAAATGTGTTGGCTAGTACTACCCTCAACGCAGCTTGGATTTCGTTCATTATTATTCACCTTTAGTAACAGCAGGATGTGATAACCTCTCATTCTCAATCTTACGAATGTTTGGTACTAGTCTCATTGCTAGTCTATCAATTAGAGCTTTGCGCTTGGAGAGCATGGCTTCTACTCTTTCCTTTTCAGCAACAGACATTGCACTAACAGGCTTCTTCATGATTCGTTCTTTTAGCATGTTGATAGCTACTCTACGAGCTCTCTTAGCAATGGTCTTGGAATCGGATCTACGTCTTAGTACTACTTGCAAGCGACGACTGCGCTTTGATTGTGTTCTTATGAATCTGATACGAGCACGAATTCTTTCAGATCTTGATAGTACCTCATTAAGAACTTCTTCATTGACTCCTTCAATCTCACACTCTTCACCTGTATCTTGGTCTACAATGCAAACTTCATTGTCATCGTATGCGTCAAGAATGTCATCTTCGTGATCTACTGTAGAAGCCATTTGATCTAGAGCTTTATCATCTAGATCAACCTCAGCCTCTTCTTTGATATCTTCTTTATCGTCTTCGCCCTTTTTGAATACAATTCTGTGAGCTTTGTATTTGCGGCCAGCTTTATCTACTTTATAATCAGATGTGTCTTCAACATCTTCCTTTTCACTTTCCGTAACTTGCACTTGTTCAGTCTTATATCTCACTTTCATATGACGTGTGGTATCACCATCTGATGAGTGAAGAGAATGACCAACCTCCGAAGGTACAACTGACCCATCAACAGTCTTTTTTGACTTGACGAAATCTGATAGCCTCATAATACCACGAGCGGCTGCGTAATCAGTACTTGGATCAATGTCTGTTGATTCTTCTTTAGCTTCTGCAACTGCTTTAGGTAACATATTTGTATCAACCTTTACGCCTACTTCTTGGGCAAGTGCAACCATCTTACGAATGACACCAACTAGCTCTGGTGTCATTCTCTTGTTCTTTACTGACTTTAGACCAGCTGCAATTGCTTGCTCTGGAGACTTTTTCTCAGCATCCTCAACACCAAGCATGTCAGCAATTACACGAGCTACCTTGATCTTATCAGCTGATTTGATAGTTTTGTCTGTTAGTTCTTCTTTTTGCAAGATTTTTGCAGTACCAACCATCTGATCTTTAGGTTCGATTGGTTTTGTATTCTTTTCTTGCTCTTTACGCTTCATCATTGCATTGTAAGCAACTGATCCCTTTCGAGGCGTCTTTGCGCCGTAACTAAATGGACCAGCTTCATCTAACTCCGTCTCTTCGTTAACATTCTTTGATGATCTAATCATTTTTTGAAGTCGGATTGCGCGCATTTTGACTGCAAGAGGGTGGCCAGCAGTCACTCTTCTCTTGCTAGCTGGCACACTATTAATCTTTTGCTGCACTTCTTTTTCAGCATTAGAAAGCTCTTCATCTGACATTTTACTAAGAGGCTTTGCTTCATCTAACTGATTGCCTTGTGGATCATAAGAGTCTGACATCTCTGCTCCTGCAGTTTCTGGATTATACTTTGTCATAAGGTCCTGCAACTCATGTTGATGGGTGTGCCAATAATCTTGGTGGTGAATAAATTCGCCAATAGGTAAAAGCGCATCCCTTGCAGCCCTATGTGCCAGCACCCACCTTTTAATTTCTTTCTCGTCAGGTGATTGACCTTGCTCAAGGTGCATGTCGTTTAGCTTCATGTACATGTCAGTGGCTTTCAGTGCCATTAACACCTCACGTGGATGTTGATCACCCATCCGTTCAATTGTATCCTGAAAAGCTTTTACGGAGTCTTCAGAGTGATGTAAGTTCTTTGTTGTAAACCCTCTAAAACTTACTTCAGAAGGAGCATATCCTGGTTTGATATCTTCATTAATCACTTTGACCTACCTCGTGTAACCACTTAGATACAAGAACACCATTTTCATCTTTACAGAGCAGATGATTGGTGCCGCGCTTGACTATTGTAAACTTCTCTCCATTGATAGACTCTACAATGTCACCAAGGTTAAAAATCTTTCCTTGGAAATAGTCTTCTCGTAAAGAGTCTACAATGAACTTAACTTGTTCTTTGATAACTTCCAGACCCATTCCTTGACGAACGTCATTCATCAAACGTCTTGCGTCAATTTCCCTCATTGTTGTAGGAAGACCTTGCTTGAATGAATTGAAGTCACCCTTTGATGCAAACGCTCTCATTTTGGATGCTGACATACCTGATGTGTCATCAGCATCTGGATCACGTTCACCAGCTGATACTACCTTGACGGAATCAAAGTTGAATAGGTCGCCATTGTACTTAGCTAGAATTCTTTGGTACTCAGGCACCCTATCTGATCCTGCAACCATGATCAGATTCTTATAACGAGTGTTGAGGTATTTGGCTACTTCAATGAACGTCCTCTGCTCATCATTAGCGCCAACAAAATGAGTGTCAGGAAACATCAAGTTCAAGTATTTGATCTTGGCTTCTACTGATAGTGGATTCTTCTTGGGATCTTGGGACCGCGAAGCGTAGATGACATGGTCGGCACGATTTTGCTTGGCAAGCTTCTTAACAAACTGCACGAGCAATTGGTGACCTGTTGTAGGTGGATTGAATCTACCAAAGGCAAAAACAACTGTCTTTGATGGCAGGGATTCCACTAAACTGCGGTATGATTTCATTTAATCCATTTATAAAGTGTTGTGATTGTATTATTTATATATTTCTAATCTTTAAGTCAACTCTTCCCAGTTTATAGATCCAACTATAGTGGGATTTTGAGATGTGGTTGACGCAGCCAAAATAAACTCATAATAGAGTTTTGGTGTTGATAGTGAATTACGTTCTAATTGGAATGCGAATGGAAATATTTGTGTACTTGGAGCAGCTACAGACTGGTTGGTTGCTAATATATACCCCTGCTCATATACTGATTGAGTTGAAGTGATACTTGTAGCAGTTAAGTTATACTCAACGGAGCTATCGTTCCCAGCAGATACCCAAGTACCACCAGATGATACACCTTGAATTATCGCCCACATATAGTTAGCAGATGTTAGTGGAGCTAGAGAAAAGTTCTTTGGAAGAACAATGGCACCATCTCTTCCTGCTTTAAGGCGAATGGATAGTATTGGATATAGTGTATTTGTAGTGCCAAGGGTGACAGGATTATTTAGTAAGTGACCAACTGATGTTGGTCGGCCCCTCAATTCAAAGCCACCTTCGGAAATAATGGTAGAGCAAATCTCTCTATATGTACTTGAACTAACAGTAGTCCCAATATTTGTAATCTCTGTTCTTAGGGGTAAACACCCTGTTCCCATGTATGTTGTGGTTAAAGGGACACCTGTAGACACCTCTGTATTTGCATTATGGAAAGTATGGCAGTGGATAAACGCACCATCATACACAAACCCACAACGAACGGACCCAACACCAAGCCACTCAATATCAAACCATAGAATTTGAACTCGATCTAAATCTAGTTGGGGGAATGTATTTTCAGACCAATTTCCTTGAGCAACCTTTCTTTCAACGGGAGTACCATTGACAGAGCTGGACCTTAGTACAAAATAGGCTGTACCGTTACTACGCTCAAGATACAACCCATTATTAACATCAAAATATCCTCTGCGCTGTCGAAGATTAGTTTTATCGGAGTTCATACAGAATGTAGTCATGATTTGTAGACTTTTGCCCGGTTGATAAGCAAACACTCTATTAGTTTCGCGAACAATACTATCGCCGTTTGCCGTACCTATTGTTAAAGCGATAGTACTAGAATTTGCATCATGAGTGATCGAAGCTGTTCCACTTGTATATGCTGATGATTTACTGTTGTCCTGATATTTGTGGGATGCGTCATATAACGTGAAAGGATTTGATACTCTCAGACGACCAAAAGCATCTGATTGTGTTGGGTCAAAGAAGCTAGTGTCGGCAGTACCTTGAACAAATATTGGGTTAGTGTCTGAATTTACAGTAGTATTTTTGGAAACTGGTAAAGGATTGCCAGAGTCATTCTTGACTTCACCGTCATATGGTTTAAACAAATATGTCATATAATCCTCCAGCCATTCCTATAAATCATTTGTACAGCACCGTTATTGATTTGAATGATGAATCCCCCTGAATCATTGTCTACATTTCCAACTACTGTGATAGGATTAGTTTCAGCATTGCCAGATTCGTCTTTGATGATAACTACTCTTCCAGAGCTTGGATTAGATGGTAGTGTGATCGTGGTGGGCCCATTATAGTTAACACCAACATAATAATCCTCGTTACTAACCGTGTATGTTGGAGATTCGACAAGATATGTTGTGTATACAACGTCATGTGGGTTAACTTCTGCAAACTCAAACTTCTTTGTAGAGTCATTATACCTCAAATACCTCATATCATAAATTGTTGGACGATCTACGTCATCCAACCACCTAAGATTAACTTCACCGCCTCCGGGGCCGGTTGCAGCGATCTTTCCAATCCACTGCTCCATAAATTTAAGTTTATCTTGGATTGCCTTTAGCGTGGGATCTACAGGATCGGGGTTGGGCTGTTGGAACGATGCATTCTGTTTTATATACTTGTCAATAATATCCATTGGCACCTGTTCACTGGCAGGCTTAACCTCAGGCACAATCACTTCTGTTAGTACCCTATCCTCAACAAGTTTCTCAGGTATTAACTCACCTACAATTTCAGGTCCTTGTGCTGGAGGTGGGGGATTCTCTTTTGCAATGACGGGCGCCGGTTTAGTTTCCTTGAGCTGACCAAACAATCCAGCAATGTCTTCCTGAGCTCGTTTTCTAACTTCCTTCAACATCTGAGCTTTAGGGTCTTTAGCTTTTTGTTCAGAAACGGCAGAAAGGAAGTCTCCAAGGCTGGCCTTAGATTCTTCCCTTACTTGTTGTTTCTGTTTCTTGCCGTCAGCAAGAATTTTCAAAAAGCTGTTTAGGTCGTCACTCATCTTTCTTCCAAGATTTTACATAATTCCAACCAGCAGTAGGACCAAACCGCTTTTCGTTCTCGTTTGGTTCTTTATCCCTTATGTACTTATCTACTTGTCTGACCTTACCTGTAGGACCAAAATGAGAGATTGTAAATCGAAGCATCGTCTCGGGCCGTACTCTACCATCTGGAGTAGTATGGGCGTGCGGGAAGTATGGATACACCTCCACTGTATGAAATCCAACTCTATCTACACCATGCTTCCAAGCCTTATGCCATGTTGAATAGTCTTTCAACCAAGGGTGCTTTGATAGTGAGGTAAAAGCACCCTTTCCGATTAAACCAGGAAGGTCTGTGTCTCGCACTTGCTCCATTGGCTTATGCTCGGTAGACACCTTAGCTTCTTTGAAATATTGTAGGAATGATAGCATGACTGTTCCTTACCAGGCCTTACAGCTCCAATAACGAGCCTTGTCCTTTGGACCTGGATCATCGCAATTGTGACGAGCGCGGAAAGATTTCCTGCGTGCAGGAATGTTCTTCTTGATTGTCATGTTTGGGTCACCAAAATTTACTTTGACGATGTTTCCCTTTGCATTCTTAACATATACCTTTGACTTCTTAACATCGCCAGGCATAGGTTTGTTGAGAGTGACCTCACGACCTTGGTATTCTGCTTCTTCAATGGAAACGATTTCACCTTCAGAACCATCTTCAAATATAAACCCATCGCCGACAGCCATATCTTCAGGAATGCAGTTTGGCACTTCCTTACCGTTCTTTTTCTTCATTCCAAGTTGACGATATCCAGTCCAGCAAGGATCTTTTTCTTTCTCGGAAAGGTACTCTTTGAATGATATCATTTTGGTGCCTCAGTTGTCTTAACAGGAGCTTGCTGCTTTACAACAACATTGTTTCGTTGTGCCCATGCGCGTTGTGTCGCTAAGATTTCCATCAAGATCTGGCGCTGCTCCTTCTGCTCATCTTGCATCTCTTTTTGCTCGCGTTGCATAATGATAGTTCTTTCGTCGATTCGACTCTTGAACTCTGCTGTCGTTTCAATTCTGGATTCACCACGAGAAACCTTGTCTTTGAGCTCAGCTACTTGCATGGTTGTTTGTCCCCAAGCAACGCCTCCTGCAACAAGAGCACTAAAAATGAACCAATATTGTTTAAGCCATTCTACGATTGCATTCATCTTTGCCATCCTTTAATTATTTCTGGTGAAAAGTTATTCTTTGAGAACTCCATCCGATCTACAATCTTAACTGCACCATTTGTTAGATGGTCAATTGCAACGAACCCTTCAACTCCAGTGACCTTAAATCCACTAGAGGTACTTACAAACGTCTTAATGTGTCCAGCTTGGTTCATCTTGTTGATGATTGGCATCTTGATATCAGCAATCATGTTGCTGATTTGAAAGATTTTTACAATCTCTGCTTTATCATTATTGGCAAAGAATGACATAATACCCTTCAGCTTGGCTTGCTGGGCAGCCTTACCTTTTTCGGTTTTCTTTGAATCGATCTCAGCTTGAAATCTGTTGTGGATCCAATCCAATAGTTCATCGACATGAGCCTTTGGATTTTTGATTTGCTCTCCCGCTCTTACTTTGGAATTGTTGAACGTCTTAATTAACATCAACAATTCTTCGTTGTCCCTAATCTGATTTAGGGTCTTGGGATTCATTGATTGGAATAGTGTGCCTGCAGCAGACAATAAGCTCGTAACGTGTTTTGTCTCTGCAGCTGTAAATGTAGCTGTACCAGAGTAGTCTTTGTAGTTGGCATCATCCATCCACACTGATGGAACTGAGTTGAGAGTAGTGGCAATTGGCTTTCCAAAGGCTGCTTTCATTGTCTCAAAAGAGTCACCAGTGTAGGTGGTATGCCAAACAACCCCTATTTTTGAGCCTTGGATTCTTTTGCCAAGAGTACTATTGAGGGGAACAGCGTAGACAATGGTATTAGGGTGGAAAGTAATATAATCCAGGCCATCGATAGTTTCCTTTCTGAGTGTGTCGTGTGTGTACATCAGGTCGCCCTGATAAACGCCGGACTTAATGCCCAGCTTTTTAAACTCTTGAAGTGCAATCTTGAGTTTTACTGCTAAGTCGCCAGATGTATCTGCATCAACATCTGCCGCTGTTTTATATATCTTTGGTTCTTTGTTGAATACGCCTTTCTTGGCTACAAAGAACTTACCGTCGCGAGGATCAATCCCAGCAAACACTGCTGGAGCTCCATCCCACTTTACTGTAGCTGACACTCTGGTTTTTGAGTTGCCAGCAAGCATATCTCTAAGGTCACGAAGGAAGTTAATTGCTTTCCGTGTGCCTTCAACTCCCTCATTGAAGACCAAATCTTCAATGTGTTCCATATGAACATTTTTCTCTTCTTTGAGGAATTCTTTGAGGTTTAGCATAGTGTCATTTAATCTGGAAGGTAATTAATCCACCGCGAGTGGCCATTAATTTATAAGGATAGATAGCTACACGAGCTCCATTATATCTCTTCCCTTTGTAGTCGAATCCTCGGCCTGCCCGAAACGTTGCTCCAAATACTGGAAGATATCCTCCCGTGAAGTGCGACAAATCTCCTGACAACGACATGTGACTGGAGAATGACATCTCGACGTGTCGTGCAGTTTCTTTGAAAACGGGCTTTCCTTGACCAATAATCTGCGTGTGCTGTAAAGAGAACTTCTTACCATAGTCAGGTCCATAAATGGACATGTTAGCAAGCGTAGGATCATTAAAGGTTCCCATTACGGGTGATGGGAGTTGCTGGGATCCACCAAGAACAGTTGCTACCTGTGATAGAAATTTCTGTACCAGCTTATGACCATAAATCTCTGGCCCAGCTTGTTCTGAAAGTCCACCATATTGTTGGAACGCTTCAGGGCCACCTTCCTTCTTATGTGAGATGTATATTGAGTCAGGTCCAAACACGTTTGATTTGTCACGACATACAATAATATCCGCTTTAGGGTCGCCTCTAACACCTCCAGCTTTCTTGATCGCTGTATCTACCTTCACACAGTATGATAATCCTTTGTATGTCTTGGTGTCGCCTTTTAACCTAATATCAATCTTCCCACCAGCCTTTAGTATATACGCATTTATTGCATCAACCACTTCATCTTCATACTGAGTACCATTACCACCAGTTGGCTTGCGAATTGTGTTGATTGGAATAAAACCGGCATCGTTGCCAATTTTAACAGCAGCTAGCTTCATTCCTGACACTTCATGTAGCTTAGAATCTGTAATTTTTAGCTTGGTGCCTTCTTTATATTCTTTATTGCCGGGGATCAACTTAGATCCACTCTTTTTGTAAACGACAGTCTTCTTCCCTTTCTCCACCTCATACTCGATGTCGAGAAAGCGTTTATTATCGGTGACGTATTTGGTGAAGGAGAGTCTGCCGTCCGTCGACTTGCTTGCTAGATCTGCCATGGTATACCCGTTACTATAATGTTATATTTATACAAAAGAAAACCCGCCGAAGCGGGTTTGTTGAGTGTCGATGATCACTTGAACCCATCAAAACTAAGCTCACGTTTGGCTCGTTTTCCAAAGGAGCTCTTATCAAATACAGGCTCATCATCCTGGCCAGAATCAGCTAGATCCTTCTGTGCAGATTCCTCCACATCATAGAGCTTCATCTTTGATCGATCTACACCAAGTACAAACCGTTTGTAGTATGAAGGATCCGCATATCGGTTCTTCAACTGCTTGATCATAACTTGATTGAGATCGTCAAGTTCTTCAGACCTAATCAGAGCAAACATTAAGTCTGCAGTTGCTGGTAGACCAAATGACTCGGAAGTGTCAGTTAGACTTACATCTGAATTGTCGTAGCCGCCTCTCGTCGTCTGAGTTGCAGATAGAAGTGGAATGCTATACTCGACAGCCAGGCCTCGAAGTTCTTCTGCGATCGACTTTACATATGTATATGAATTCACAGCAGCACCCATCTTGAGGCGAGCACTAGAACAGATGTTCAAATAATCGATGATCAGCAGATCTGGGCTAAAATCACGCTTGGACTTCAACTCTTCAATCAAAGCTCGAAAGTGCCCTGAATGAGCTCCTGCAGTAGGATATTCCTTAATGATCAACTTACCTTGAGTTTTTCCAGCAATCCTTGATACTCGATTTTCGAATGACTTCTTGTCGACATTCTTAAGATCATCCATCGACAAGTTCATCAGATTGGCATCGATCCGTTCAGCAATCCTCTCCTCAGCCATCTCTAGTGTAATGTATAGTACATTCTTCCCTTGCATTAGAGTACTTGCTGCCACGTGACACATAAACAAAGACTTACCGGCTCCAGTACCTGCTAGAACGATATTCAAGGATTTCTTGGAAAGACCACCAGCAGTGATCTTGTTCATCATCTCGAGATCAAATGCAACCTTCTCCTCTACACGATGGTAGAATTCATATCGATCATCTGCATTATCAATATAGTCGTGGCCGACGTGTTGGTCAAAAGACACAGTCAAAGCATCTTGTAGGAGCTTAGGGAGAGCTTCATCTGTTAACTTCGTGTCCGTACCATCAATGACTTTGATTGATTGTAAGATTGCATTGTACAGAGCTCGCTTCTTACAGAACTGCTCTGTATGCTCAATTAGCCAATCAAGATTAGTTCTGTCAGGATGTAATGAAGACACAATTCGCTGAGCTTCTGCAAGCTCTTTGTCAGTCAGATCTTTACGATTACTAAGCTCGATGCTAATCACATCCTGTGTCGGAAGCTTGTTGTACTTCTCAAAGAAGGCTACAATTTCAGTAGCAATACACTTCTCTAGTTTCTCTTGAAAGTAAGCTGGAGAAATGAAAGGAGCCACCTTGCGAGTGTACTCCTCGTTATGAATCAGTGATGATAAAATTTTAACTTCGATTCTCATCGAGTTCGACTCCACCTGTATAAACAATGCTGTTCTTAAGAAGACCTTCTTCAATCATCTCTGAAAGAATTGGGCCAATGTATTGTACAAACTTGTCATCCAACCTTGTACCATCAGCCAATTGATATTCAAACCTAACACGAAGAGTGTCATCTTCTTCGATTAGTTGGACACGACCGTACTTGTAAATTATACCTTCATACGGCCCCTCTGTCAACTCAATCCATTGGTCATTCACTACCTTGTAGGGCTTCATCGATTTCCTCGTCTGACATTAGTTGACCAGCACTAATTTGATAGTTGTTCTTGACCCATTCCTGGAAAGTTTTGTCCATCAGAATTGGCATCCAAAAGTCTTTGGTGTCCGTTTCTTTCAGACGGTACTTCTTGTCTTCAACTTCTCCAGTTTCTGTGTTAACACGCGAATACCATCCGTTGGTAGGTTTGATTACAATCTTAGCTTCTAGAGCCATGTCAAGAAGACCAGACCAGCGAGACAGACCACCATCAAATTTAACAGTAATAGGAATCTTTGATTTTTCCTTGACATATCGCGACTTCTCCACGTTAATGATAAAGTTCCATCCTGCTAGTTCGGTGCCATCCTTCTCTTGTTGCCGTCCAAGAATGAAGATGTTATCGGCTGAGTAATATGAACCAGTACCACCACCAACAATATCTTTTGGATACAGACCAATCTCTTTGTAGGTGTGATTGACTACAACCATTGGAATGTCTTTGATTGTCAGGTGTGGTGTAATCATTCGGAACAAAGACTTGATCTGCTTAGCTCGCGACATATCGGCAACTGACTTCTGCTCGAGAGTATCTTCAACTTCTTTCTTCGAAGCCAAGTTACCAATAGAGTCAATAATGATTGCTACATGCTCACCTCGCTCGATGTTTTGAAGTTGTTGCATGATGTCAAACTTCAACTGCTCTACATCAGTGATAGGTGTATGAACTACTCTATCAGTATCAATGCCAAGTGTGCTAAAGTACGATTGTGGTGTACCAAACTCTGAATCATAGAACAATACGACAGCATCTTGGTGTTTGTCCATGTACGCTTTCGCCATGATCAAACTGAACATTGTCTTGAAATGTTTAGATGGACCAGCCCACATAGTCAATCCAGGAGTTAGACCTCCATCCAACCTACCCGACAGTGCAACATTAATTGCGGGTACGCTTGTAGGAATCATATCCTTCTTTGTGAAGAACTTACTTTGTGCAAGGATAGCGGTATCCTTGATTGTAGAGTTCTTCTTAATTTTATCCAATAGACTCATATCATTCTCCAACAAATTTCTTAAACTCTTCTGCTGTCATGCCACCTGAAGCACGTCGAATCTCTTTACCTTGATCATCTAAGAGAATACAGGTGGGAATTGATCTAACCGTATATTCAACAGCAGCGTCAACATCTTCTTCAATGTTAATGTTATCGATTTCAATCTTTAGATCAGGAATCCCAGCAATCACATTTGATAGTGATTTGCATGGACTACACCAATCAGCGTAAAACTTTAGAACCTTCATTGTCTTTCCTTATTGTATGTGTTTTCATCAAACCATTCCTCCAATGTTGACTTAGGCTGTTCAGGAACAACCCACTCCAAATACTTTCTAATACCAGGATCAGCTGCATGTTCAACACAAATGTGCAATAATCTCATTACTTCATCAAACCGACCATCACCAAGCTCTGCAACTGGAACTCCAAACCTGAGTTTGATCTCCTTGTACAGATGAGCCTGAGCTTGTCGTACAGGATGACCAGGAAGAGGAGGAAGGATCGATTGGATCTCATCCCCCTTCTTCTGAATAAACTCATGTATGAGTTTCAAGTTACGTTTGTTCATGCAAACCAATCCTCGAGAGTCGCTCTTTGCTCTACAGACCAACCTAGAGCATCCAGAATGTTCTGGACAGCATCTTGAAACGTCTTCTCGAACATCTTATTATAATCTACATATTCTGTCAAATTAAATTCAGCAGGTAGTTTGTCCACGAACGCAATACAATCTTCGCCGATTGGATTTGGAGTCTTAAGGTATACAAACTTGATCTTATCCTTGTCTTTGATCAGAGGATACTTCTTGTCTAGCTGCATCGACTTCACTAGATGATTATACATCAATGCACCTCGTACATGGATTGGCGTACCTTTCACGTAGATGTCTTTTCCAGCATACTTTTGCACATCAGTGATACCTCGAGGGAATGCAATACTCTCAACATCCAGATTCCTGAATGCAGTCTTATAGTCAGCAACATACAGTTGAACATCTTGTTCCTGGCCGTGGAGGATGATTGGCAACGAATCTTTCAACTTCTCCTTGATCACGTTAGGAGTACTTGACTTGACCATCTGCAGTCCCATCACCTTTAGTTGAGGTTCCTTGTATTGGACACCCTCACTATTGTGAACAGACATCACATACCGCTTCTTGCTAACACTGATCATCACATCGACGAGATTCTCTCTCTTCATTTGCATCTTCTGCTCATATGCGTTCACATAGTCGGCAAGCTCTTGATAAGATTTGTCGAGGAACGGTTGGATCTTATCTTCCGCAAACTTATCCATGAACCGAATAGTCTTGTCTGTTGATTGTCCCTTAAAGAACTTGTTGACCAAATCGTTCAGTGTCAGAACAACCGAGTCTGTATCGATTAGGACAATTCGATCTTTCTTGTCGTCGAGAATCTTGTCTAGATAACCATTTAGCTTGTTGGCAATCCAACGAATTGATAGCTGACCACTGATAGTAATCCCTTCAGCAATACGAGTATCAAAGTATCGGAAGTATGCATTCCCGCAAGCACCATAAGCGCTGTTCAAAAGAATCTTCATCGCCATCTGGAGATTGTTTAGCCTACTGATCTCCATCTTCCACTTAGGATCGTTTGTATTCTCGTACTCTTGCTTCGCTTTCAGCATCTCCTTCTTATAGATCACTCGCTTGTCGTAATACAACTGCATCTGAGTTGGCAACAGGCCTTTCTTATCGCGCCTGAAGCACCAACCATTAGCTGCAACAGCATAGTCATTATCATATGCTTCCTGCAGATCACACTGCCTATCAAGAAGACTGTCGACAGATACATTCAATCTCAGATCCGTAATAGTCTCGGGGCTCATGTTATACTGCATGATCAAATGAGGGTACAGCGAATTCAAGTCGAATGAACAACACCAGTTATGTTTACCAACCAATGGATCTTTAACGAAAGCACCTTCGTACGCTTCGGTCTTCTCGCCACCTTTGCGAGGTGGGACAACAATCTTCTGCTCGTTGAGGTAGTTGTAGATAATGATGTCCCAAGTCTTTACTGGACTGAACACATCCTCATAGTTAACTTTCGCTGCATATGCAATCGTTAGAGCAAGGTCCATCAACTTCATCTTAGCATCGAGTTTGTCAACAAGCTCAACGTCTCGAATGTTATACTCTACAAACGTCTGCCAATGATTAGTGTAGAAGTCTTTGAATGTCGTTCCAGGATTCTCTACCTTACGCTCACCAAGCTCCACGAATGCGATGTGATCTAGTTTATAGCTTTCTTGGGCTGTGTAAGTAAACTTGTTGTATAGATCCAGGTAATCCAAATCAGCAATACCTGCAATGTCACGCACAGTGACCTTACGATTACCATAATTGATTTCACGAGGACTAACTTGTCCCCAAGGACTGAGTTTGTTTGCTAGCGTCTCTCCTAGCACTCGACACATCCGATTGTATAGGTATGGAATGTCGAACATTGTAATGTTCCATCCTGTAACCACATCAGGATAGTTCTGCTGCCACCATACAATGAAGTCCTTCAGCAGGCCTTGCTCTGTATCAAACTGTCGATACTCAACATGCTTAAGATTGTTCTTGAATGGTCCAAGTCCCCAAGTAATCAACTTCTCGTGACGAGTGTCCTTGATAGTTAGAAGAATGATCTGCTCACCAGCAGTGTTAGGATCAGGAAATCCATACTCTGTTTGCGTTTCGATGTCTAGTGTGAATACTTGGATGTCTTTAGGATACCATACAATCTCTTCTGGATAGTTCTCGGCGATCCATTGATACACATGGCCAGGAGACTCATACAGAGCCATACCGTGTACGTCAGAATACCTTTGTAGGTAGTCTTTTGTATCATACATTGTACCAGGCTGGAGTGCATAGACAATCTTTCCATCGAGTGTATGCCATTTGCCAGTAGCGTCTTTGACTTTACCCTCTGTCCAAATAGTTGGACGGAAGTCAACCTTCCGGCTGAACCTCCGTCCATCCTCCACTCCCCTTACATAGAGATAATTACCTTTTCGGTATACATTAGTGTACAACTTCACTCCTCAACTTTTAGATAAAACTTCACGAGCTTATCTTTGATCATGTCTGGAACATTTGCCCATGGATATTCCAATGCGAATGGGCAACCATTTGTCCACTTCGATGAGATCAGAAAATCTCTATACAATTGTATATGATCTTTGTTGTTCAAGTCAAACTTTTCAAGTGCTCGGCGTGTCAGTACAGTCGTCATTTGATATCCTTAGATTTGTCAGCAACATTCTTGTCGTCACGGAATTCAACAAACACGGGAAGAAACAAAGAATCTAGACCTGTACGCTTGTCGGTGATTCGGGCATTGTACTTGACGGCAACGATCCGTCCAACGTCAGCACGAGTAATAGCCATACGATCAGCATCACTAAAGCCCGTACCCAAACCGACTTTGACAAAACCGTCAGCAGACTCAACAACAAGAGCACCCATACGTCCAACATTCTTTCCAGTCCCTTCAACCCAATCAACGACTTTCAAATCACACTCCATCTCACCCTTGAACTTGATTTGGTGTTTGGATCTCTTGTTCTCCCAAATCATTTCTTTTGTCTTGAGGATGATACCTTCTTGACCGAGTGCAAGAAATTTCTCGAAGTACTTCTGCACTTCATACACACCATTCACTGGATACGTTGGTGCCATTGATACTAGGAAAGCGATACCTGAACTGCTGGAATTGAGATCATTAATCGCTGCATGAAGTTTCTGTGCCCGGTCATCATAAGACACTTTATAGATCCCTTGCTCGAACGCATCAAGTGGAATAGCATCCCACACGGTTGCTCGAACCATCGACCCTTCTTGTTTAGATTGGGTTCCCTTAACAGCTTTGTTCAGGATTCCATTACCAGTCTTACGATCAAGAGTCTTACCAGCACTATCAACAACAAGAAGCTCGCCATCAAACACCACGTCGGATTTATAGAACGCAGCAAGGTGAATAAACGGAAGTGCGAATAGAGGATCGGCGATGTCAATCTCCTTTCCATTACGAGACCGAAACTGCACAGTGCCATTCTTAACGATAGCATTGAACCTCATACCATCCAGCTTGAGTTGGATATAGGCCGGAAATTTAACCTTATCGACTAATTTCTGATCATAAGCTGAGGCAAGCATACAGGGATACTCAGGAATCAATCCAGGCCACACAGCGTTCACAGTAGCCTCGCTAACTCCACACTTCAGGTCCTTGCTGATGATCCGCTCGATTACTTTTGCATCATCTTCGTTAAGACTCGACAAGATGTACTTCAAGTGTTCGATTGCAGCATTGCCAGTCAGCTCTCGTTTTGAGAACTTCTGCAGTTCGTCGAGCGCCCACTCGATACCAAATGTCATCTTGTAGGTTTGCGAGTACGAGGGGATCTTGCGAATGTAGAATTGTGTGAATGGATCCAGAGCAAGGAAGATAACCCTTTTCAGAGTATCATTGTCTTTGTTCTGGGTGAGGAAATCAATCTTGAAGTTACGGCTGCTGTTCGCAGCGAGCTGTTCAAAGATATTGTTCATTGGCTTTCTTGTTCTTCAGTTTACGATTGTATCGGTTCTTCAGTGGTACTGATTTCGACTTGAAAGGGGTCTCGCGTTTGAATAGTATATTATGAAATCGATTTTTCATCAACTTCTCCATTACGCCGTAAGGGCGTAGGTGGCCAAATCTTCCCAATCGCTATCGCCTTCAGCACGAATCTTGGCAACAGCAATCAGAGTCCTCAGCGACACTTCACGTGCAGCAGTCTTGTGCTTCTGAATCAGCTTCAGAGCATCCTTCTTGAACGCAATCGCAACATCCGGCAGGAAGTCGCTCTCGTGCATAATTACATCCATACGCTCGATCTTCTGATCAAGAGTCATCGACAGATCAACACACATCGAACGAGTGCGAAGTGCTTGGTCGATCTTATTCATCGGACGATTCGAGATGAAGATCACACCACCTTCGAATTGAAACGAACGGGGCATGTCATCATCAGCACGCATGCTGTTCCAAGTGATGATACGCTTATCGTAGCTATCGAGAGCACCCTTGAGCAGGTTAACAGCGTCTTCGTCTTTGAGAATCGAATCGCAGTCATCGAACACGATAATCGACTTACGGTTCTCATACAGGATGCTGTACAGGCCACGAGCAGTCGAGAAGCCTTTCACAACACGGAACATCTTCCGAGTGTTGACAACGAAGCTCTCGTCTTGATCTGACATATCTTGCAGACCAAGAGCCTTCAGCGAATTGATCACGACGTGCGACTTACCCAAGCCGCCTTCACCAGTAACGACTGCCGATGCAGTCGTACCACGACCAACCATCTTGACCAGACGCTCAACGAAGTTGAATCGCTGGTTGATCGGAAACTTGATAGCAGGATTGTCTTCTGCAGGTTGCTCAACCACTTGCTCTTGCTGAGCAAGTTTCCGCTTCAGGTAGTACTTGCTGCTTGATTGAGCAACAACACGACCAGCAGCATTCTTAGCCACATACTTACCATTCACAAATTCAATCTTCATCACAAATCTCTTCTCATTCACAATAGGTACATTATCCGTTAATTCGGATTTAATGTCAACCGATTTTTACCTGCCCATTTTCGCGCGAAACTGCGCCAGGCAAGCGTCATACCAGCTCCGGTTGGCTTGCCGCAGGATATCCAGAGGAGCCATACGCTCATTTTCCATCTTAGCGAAGTACCCTTCAACGGTGTGATTCTTGATCAGCTCAGCAAGGAACTTCGCTTTGGTGACCGGACCACGATACTTGAAGCGAGCAACAACTTTGCGCTGACCATTGTCAGTGTAGGTAAGAAAGCCACCGTGATAGTTGAATTCTGACTTGATGAACTTGGACATTTCAATTCCCTTGTTTTTCACTGTAGGGACATTATCACATAATTGGGAATTAATGTCAACCGGGGAAATCCCCCGGGATTATACGAAGGAATTGTGGTCGTTAAACGCCTCGTCGATCAAACGAGCGACGATTTGGTCCTGTTCAGGAGTCCTTTTGGTGGCAGGGTGGAACCCAACATACAGTGCTTGATAACCGCAGTTCTGGATTGCGATGGTCAACTGTACTGCTTGATCCTCACACCCCACAAACAACGGAACCTCTTCACCAAAGTACTCCACAACGATCTTATGCATGCTCTTCATTCCCGATCTCCAAAGACTTGTTCCATGTGATTCATCCATTCCTGGTACTCTAGGAGTTCCTGTTCTTCAGAAGTCATGTCTACAGGCTGCTGATCATTCATATCACACCTCATTACTGATGAGTGATCATTATAGGACACTTTGGAATTAATGTCAACCCCGAGATAGACCCGAAAGTGCAGTGGCTGGTGCAACCATGATCTTGGAGAAGATTCTTGTGTACTCTTGTACCATTTGTTCTTTGACGTCTGCCACGCATGCAACAGAAGTCTTGAGAAGTTTTATCTCTCCTTCTGCGTACGGCATGAACGGAGCAAACCCAGCAGACATTCTGCCGTCCTGCATGTTTTGGTAGATTAAAGTTACTGCATCCTCGAGTACATAGTGGTCTGAGGCTTCACCGGCGATAGTAGCAATCATCTCTTCGCCCGATACCATTTTGAATACTTGAATCATTGTCTCTCACTTAGAAAAAATATAAATGCGCTGAGTTCTTCTTCTGTAACAAAGGATCTTACGACACAATCATAAGTCTTGATGTGAACAGCTATTAATATGAAGTGTTCGTGACTTTGCACATAAGAAAGTTTAATATTCCACTGATCTAATCTCACTGGGCTAAAAGACATGAAGGAGGAGAGAACTCCTCCTTCGATTTGTCGCTTATTCATAACGAAGATACACTGTAAGTGTTATGCTGCTTCTTGGAGCAGCTGTTTGTTTGGTTGAATTGTGCGTAGCCCATCTCCCACCTCAATCTTACGGGGTTTCTTGTGATCGGGGACGATACGCTCTAGAGCAATCTGCAACATTCCGTTTACGATATCTGCTCCAGTTACTTCAACGCTATCCTCAAGAACGAATGTTCGTGTAAAGTCGCGGGCACCAATCCCTTTGTAGATGTAATATGTATCATCTGAGGGAGTCTTAACTGAACCTTTGACGGTCAGTTTGCCATCTTCGACTGAGACATCGATATCTTCTCGAGAAAACCCAGCAACAGCAATCTCAATCATATAATGATTGTCCTCACATTTCCTAATGTTGTATGGAGGATAATTTGGTGTTGTGGTTTTGGCAAACTCGTTGTGGATACGAGTTAGACGATCAAGATGATCATCAAAGCCTACAAAGAAGCGGTCAAAGTCTTTGGTTGATAGTGATAGTAAGTTTGTCATGGTAGTTCTCCTTAAATTAAGCGAGTTATAAAACGCACACCCATATGGCATGTGCTAGTCCCGGTTACCGATCCGGGGTGCTCGTACGCCAGCACGGCAAGACGATCCTAAGGTGGATCCGTTGCGTCCCATCCCGAAGGGAATCTTTCCTTATCGGCTACTGTTGTATTGCTTCAACCAGTAGTCGACATCAGCGGCAGATTTAGGATGCTTCGATAATATATATCTTTCCACATCCTGTTGTCTCGAGACTTCCACAAATTTAATCATTAAATTTTGGAGTATGCTCAGTAAGATCACTTCGACACCTCTTTCGTAGAGACGAACGAATATAACTCTTCTGCCTTCTTAATTACATCCGTGAAGTCGTAGAAGGGAGGGGCGTACTTTTGCCACTCTTCAAGAGTAGCTTGGCCGACTTCAACTGACTTCTCAAATGCTGTACGTGCAAACTCAAAGTTCCTTTGGTATTGCTGTTCAAGGTACTCCTTGGACATGGCAAGTAGGTCGACACGTAGTTCGTATGGTGTTTTGCTCATTTTGTTTCCTTTGTGTGTGAGTGTGTATGCAGATTTAAAGGCTCTGCAAAAGACCTTCTTACTTATTCTTCCGCCTGGCGGTTGGCGCTAGCCTCATCAATCTGCGATTGAGCCTGACTCTGAATCTTGGCGATCAACTGAACTACCTCATCGTACGGACCTTTACTGAGGGCTCTTAGAATGATGTTAGTCTCATTAACATCTAATGTGAATTTAAATTCTGTACTTTCCATTGTATGATCTCCTTAAACACGTTTTTTCACGCCGATCTGATATTTCGGCACCAATTCCCATTCATTCTTCTCTTTATACGAGACGATCTTGATTTGAGACATAATAGCATGCACGTTGTTGGTTGGTTTGTTGACGACGGTTAGTAGTCCCCAATCTTCCAACAGCAATGCAATTGCATTCCGTCGTTCAATATCACTTACAGAGATGTTCGATTCCTTGTTGTCGAGGATAAACAACTCTTTGAAGTGCACAATGAAGTATCTGCCCTGCTTATGTAGGATATGGGCAGATTGATATAATTTTTTGTCTTTCTTTGAAGCAACACCAATCCGCGTTAAGGTCTCTTTGACCTTAAGAAAGTTATCTGGTGATTGTAGTGTTACTTCTAGCATTGACTGTGGAGTCCAGTCATAATAAATCACTTCTGACGTCATGATTTCCCACCTTGTTCCATTTGTTGTTTTATCTTAGTAATTTGCTCGTCGGAAAGGAGGGACATAGCTTCCACGGCCTTTTCCATGGAGTATTTATAATATTTGGAAACAGCGATCACATCGTCAGATGATGGTGACTTCTTAGACCACTTCGAAAACCGTTTGCGTTTAGGAACTGCATGGAGTAGAAACTCAAACTGCCATTGTTTTGGTGCATGCGATAGACGATTCATTTCATTCGCATAGAACACTGTGTCGGGGAAGTAGGACAGCGCCCTGTTAGTTAGGAATGGGGAGTAGTCCTTCTCAGCTTGCGGATCTTCAAACAAGTTCTCTTTTGTAAAATTGATTGCATTAACCATATCAAAGGGATTCATGATCGTATCCCTTTTCTTTCAAGTGACTGAGGCTTGCGATGAAGGTAGTGTTTGGAAAGCGTTGTGATAGGACTTCCGATACCTCGTCATGAGACTTACCTTGAGCTAGAAAGTTCCCGGTGTTCTTATCGTAAACGAAAAACGACCCTTCATACTTCTCGATAACAATCTCGGTTTCGTTTACAGTTTGCTGTTCCGCCATCAATTCAAGATTCTTGAAGTAATCCTCTCTGAGGGATTGGATTAGTTTCTTAGCTTTATATTCGCGATAAATCCACCCAGCCTTGAAACCGATCAAGAGTGTAACCACAGCAGTTAATAGAATTTCCATCATGAGAATTTACACTCCCCCATCACCTCTGTCAAGCATGCCATTAGGTTTAACTCATGGTCTGCTACGAACGAAGCCTTGTATTGATAATCGGCTAGAATAAGAACCAACTGAGGGATACTGTGCTGATCGAGGAATGTAGAAGATCCTTCATAGAGATCACGAAACACTCTTGAAGTATCTCCATCACTATTCATTGCAACCCACTTACGCACTTCTGTGAAGTTCTTTTCCTTCATCATCTTATATAGCTGACGATAAGAATCGCCGTTTAGATTGACGAAGATACCAGAATCGATCTTACCGGACACTGAGTACCGTTGGAGTTCATTAAGAATCCGTCGACCATCAGGAAAGTGCTTCTGCACAAGCTCAGCTACAACCTTCGTGTCGAATTCTACATTCTCCATTTTCAGGATGTTCACGACACGCTTAAAGAACAGTCCAGCGACTTTTACTTTCTCATCGCCAGGAATCTTGAAGTCAACGACTGCACACCTGCTATGCAGAGGATCGATGATTCGATTCTTGAAGTTACAAGTTAGGATGAACCTACAATTGTCAGCAAACTCTTCGATAAACGACCGAAGAGCTGGTTGTGTAGAGTTGGGATTAAGATAGTCTGCTTCATCGAGGATGACTACCTTCTTGGCATCAGTGAGGCTGATTGACGATGCGAATCCTTTAATCTTCGTTCGCAGTACATCAATACCTGATTCATCAGAGCCGTTGATGAACATATACTCTGCACCGATTTCATTACACAGTGCTCGAGCTACTGTAGTCTTGCCTACGCCAGCAGTACCATGGAACAGAAAGTTTGGAAGTTCACCTGCTTCCACATACTCCCGAAAAGTCTTCTTGAGACCTTCCGGAAGAATGCAGTCGTCAATTGTTTGTGGTCTGTATTTTTCCGTCCAAATGAAATGTTCACTCATAATATAACTCCATCACAAAAACAATATTATATCAGAAATCAAATGTAGAGTCAAGTTCGATTGCAGCAAAGTACACGAGCTTTTGAGATGTGGAAGCGAACCTGCTAATCTTCTTGCCACCGATGTCAACAATGTAATCGCCCGGCATCATCTTCATATTCTCAATCTTAAAGTTGACTTTGAATGATTTGTCGGTTGTACCAATTTCCGAACTAAAGCTATTGCCTGTTGGATTGGTCTTATCTCCAACAGCAACACTGATTACCTTACCGTCTCCTACTACCGAGAAGTCAGATACACGAAGGATTGAAGATACTCGTTGAATTTGGCTGAGCATCTGACTTGATAGATTAAATGAGATATCGGGTGTAGGAAACTGCTTAATGCTTGGTACAACAGTAAGCACAGATTGACTAGCAGCAAAGTATCGAACACTGTTCTTCCCTTCATAGATGGTTACATATTTATCGTTGAAGTCCAATTCCGGTGAATCAAACAGAGACATAGCTCCGAGGAACTCATTCAAATCGTAGATGCCAAAGTCTGTTGGGAATGTCTCAACAATGGTGGCTTCGCTGATGATGTTCTTGCCAGATGAAATTGTAGTAAGTTTTGATCCTGGTTTGATTGTTAGGTTGCTGTTGATGTTAGCAAAGTTCTTAAAAATTGCTAGTGTATCTTTCGATAGTTTCATAGTGTATCTCACTTGTTGTGGTATTTTGCTTCATCAGGCTTTGCTTGGCCCGACTTATCAAATCCATACGACCCATTATATTCATGCATCATCTCAGCATTGAAGCTGAGGTACTGTCCGATCCGTGTTCCTTGTTTGATCTTGGCAGGCCCAACAGTTACATGAAGGACGCCAGCCATTGTACCATGGTAACCTGAATCATACAACCCCGATGTTAGATATAGACCGTTGCGATTTAGAGTCGACCTGGTGATCACCCACCCAGCTTCATTCTCTCCGACTTTGATGATGTTCTCCATTACAACTTCATAGTGACCAATCTCGAGATAAAAATACCCATCTTTATCTGCAATCAACTCACGGCCACCACGATGTTTTTTATGTTCATTCGAAATCTCGAAAATATTCTCATCGTTAATTTTAAACACTTTACCTAAACGTAGATCTACAGCATTAGGCTGCACATCTTCATTCTGAACTTCCGTGAGAGAAGATTTAGAATTAGGTCCCATAATATGTTTCATGCTCACTCCTTTACTAAGGCAACTGTTTGTAAAATTTTATGCATCTCTTGTACTGCTAGTTGGTTATACTGATCCAGTGTTAGATCGACATTGTTAATGATGCTGTGACACAGTTCATCAGGGAACTCAGTCTCTGTTACATGGCCATCAAATGCCACGCCTCCTCGTTTGATCTTAACAATGATTCCATCAAGTCGTTTGGTGATTGATTCCAGTTCATTATGAAACCGCAAGTCAGTGATGCACCAAATCCCTGTACGATCTCGATTGATAGTATCTTCCACATATCTAACAAACTGCTGTTCGTCAAATGATCGCATCATCATTCCAATCTCGCGAACAACACGTCGACCATCAACAGAATGAGTTAGGTATCCTGGAAGTTGGTAGTCAACTTTCGTTCGCTTGAATGCATCATATTGTTCTTCGGTTACAAGATCGAAGATACGAGACACCTCGATTTTGATTGGATCAGCATATGCAATCTTACGCACTTGCAGTTGAGGAAAGGCATCTTTTACAGCCCTGTAAAACTGGTCTTTACCAGATCCTTTTGCTCCATGTAATCCAATCACCAACCCCATCATTCACCTCTACACAATTTGTCAACTAGTCCCATATTATAGTTGATGTCCTTTTGGCTTTCAACTTTATCTGATAGCGAAATATCAAAATCCACTTCTTTTTCAAATTTACCAAATCGAAGACCAGTTGGACTATTGTCGTATCGGATTCCAGCTAGTGCATGCCATACAGCAGTTGAGCTGTCCCACGAGAAGATGTGGTTATGATATTCGCGAACCAAAGAAATCTCACGTGGACCATCGGTCATTCCTAGACAATGAAACCTTTTCCGTGTGGCTGGCCCAAGAAGACCACGAGACTTCAGCTCTTCGAAGATAGCCCAACGAGACAGATACCGTTGCATCATATAACCATCATCTCGTACCTGATGAGGACTGTGCTTAGTTTCATTGACACCAAGAGCAATTGGACATGCGAGGATAGAAACACCAATGTAATCTACATCTGGATTGTTGATAGCCCACTCAAACCCTTTCATCAGACCATCAAGATCTCCGAGAGATGATTGAGGGCAGAAGAATGTTTTGAAACCAGCTTTCTTAAATTTCGGAGCAAGTTCTTGCGCCTTGTCTGTAGTTTTCATCCAATGGTGCTTCGGATAATCCGTCATCACAATAGAATCAGCACTAACCAGTTTACCCATCTCGATCAACTTATCTGATGGGTACATATCAACCCCTCGCTTGAACATCTCGAATGCTGAGTTGTCAAGATGATAAACTACATTTGGATTGTCTCGTTTGAGCTGAGCATAGAACTCACGATACTCCTTGTTCTCTTCTACAAGATGTGCTAGAAGAAGATGAACTGGATATGACCTCACGAGAGGAAGATATGATACAGGTACAATATGACAAAAATTAATCATCACACAACCTCATAGTGTTTCACACAACCGTTTTCATTGTCCTCAGCAACGGAGATGATGAAACAACGATCGGGATATTTCGCATGAATGCTTTCAGCAATGTCGTCTGCAATCATCTCGCAGCTCTTGTAGTTTAGCTCGAGGATACCATCATCAAAAAGACGCTCTAGCCAACGCTTAAACTGGATAAACTCCACATCACGATCGTCGTGGAACACATCAAGTTCAACACGGAAGTGGAAAATGTGTCGATGTGGTGTTCCTAGAAAACTAACATCATCCCAGCCACCAGTCTTCAGTTTAGGATCTGTTGCTGCAGCTGGGTAGCAATGGATCCCTTCCTTTTGGAAGGTAACCCAAATACGATTACGTTTCACGATATAACTCATTACAATTCCTTTTTATTTTGGTAGACGCGCAATATTCAAAAATTCACGTCGAATGTCTGAATTGGCTTCAGCAAACACTCCTCGTGTTGATAGTGTGACAGTCGATGATCCTGTATCTTGAATACCTCGACTTTTAACACAGTAATGTGATGCATCAACATATACAGCAACATCAGGTGAGTCGGTGATGAAGCTAATAGTTTCACAGATCTGTTCTGTTAGACGCTCTTGCACTTGTGGTCGTTTAGCAAAGAACTCCACGATTCGATTGAGCTTGGATAGACCAAGAACTTTCTTATGTGGAATGTATGCTACAGTTGCAAGACCATCAATTACTACAAAGTGATGTTCACAATTAGATTGTACATTAATATTACGCTCTAACACAAATGAATCTTTGTAATCCATCTTGTTGTCGATTGCAGTACATTTTGGAAACTTTGAGTAGTCCAATCCCCAAAAGATTTCATTGACATACATTTTTGCAACACGGTTGGGTGTGTCGATCAACGAGTCGTCAGTGAGATCCAATCCTAGGATTTCCATGATCTTAGTAAAGTGAGGAACAATCTCTTTGATCTTTGCTTCAGAAGAAGCAGACACCATATCAGTGATTGGCGTTTCGATACCTTTAGATACTAGGTGACGATGGACTGCCATACCAAGTTCGGCATTACTCTTATGTGCTGGATGTGACATTTTTATTTCCTATCTTGACCATTCAGGTTCGTGTGTAGTATCGCAGAGGTGGAATGGTCAAGGACGGACCCTACGATACTATGAATCATTTCTTCGGTGGTTTAGGAGGAAGGTTGGGATATGTACCCCAAGGAACCTTCATCCAATCATCTAAACTAATATTTTGAATTGGATCTTCAATCCACATTTTAGATATACAATAGTAGCAAAATTTATCCCAGATGAACATTCTAACTTTCGTATGATCGTCGTCGAATGCACCTGCCTCAGTCATCCAAGTGTGAGATGGGATCTCACGAACATATAGGTTAGCTTTGATCCCTTCTACTATACATTGAATTTTGTCAGAAGACAACTGTCCCATTACATTTTCTCCCACCAAAAGTCAAAATACCTCTTCTCCAGTGTGCGAGTGAATGGGGTACCAAAGTAATGGTCAACTCCCATCTTCACGTCCGTGTTGTGAAGGAGTGTTGCAAGGGATGTATGACAGAAGATCTGAGATGTGTTGCACACCCATTGAACTGTCTTACCGCTATCGATTAGGTCATCTACAACCAAGATCCTAAAGAACTTTTCACTCAAGTTTTCAAAGTACTGGTATAAGTTCAGATCAGTAGTAACACCATCTCGTGTAGATAAGTTAAGCATTGTTGCCGGGATGCCCATCTTATGGGATAACGCTACTGCTGGAATACATCCACCTCGAGTCAACCCTACGATGATATCAAACTTTCGTGATCCAATATTTTCGACGATTGTATTGATGTCCCTTGTAAACCTTTCAAAAGTATAAAGAATGTGGTCCATCACTGATCACCAAACAGATCTTCGTTCCACTCTCGATGACCTTCGCGGAAAGCCATATTGGCTTGAGTCTCTCGAACTTCTACTCGGAAGCACCACAACCGCTCGGCTTCTCCAGGGCCCCAATAGTCTGGGATGTACACTCCATTGACAAACTTATATAGTTGATCTGCCAGTCCTTCACACCCAAGCCTCGGGAGGATAGTTAGCTTAGCCATCTTCTTTTCTTGAAGGAGCAAGTAAGTTTCTAGCTCAGGATCGTCTTCTGCCACAAGTAGTGTATGATCAAACTGATCTTGAAGGATCTCTTTGAGGTCTTTAAGACCACCATAGTCTGCTGCCCAATTGCGAACATCGAGATCGTTAGTGCCAAAGTAAAACTTCATCGAAAAACTATAACCGTGAATCAGGTTGCAATGCGAGTCTGCTCTCCACTGCCTATAAGCACAAGGAAATGCATCCACATACTCCTTTGTGCTGACAAACTTATATGTTACTGGTTGAACCATATTGCACTCCATTATTTACCAATCGCGTTTCCAAAAATATGTACATGAGCTCGAGTAGAATAGTTGAACCCTCGCTCGATTGATTGTTCGGCGATCGCCGCTTCTGTAACTTTCAATCCTTCAAGAGTGCCTCCAATACCCATAATCCAAATATCCCAGTTAACGTCAACTTCTCGGAATAAGGAGATTACTTCGTCAAGCTCATCCCATGCAGCTCGACTACCATTGACGACAAACTTAAGCTGTCCTTTCGAACTCGCCTTCATATACTTAGCAACATTCTCCGGTTTGATAGCCTTACTTCTCTTCTCTCCTGCTACATTCCATAGTTTAGGAGAAATCGACCACATCCATTCAACACCATGCTCATTACGCAATTCCTGGATTAGGTTGAATAGAGGTTCACTAAGAGTTTGAGTGCCATTTGACTCAACAGTAATGAACTTTGGAATGTTACCTCGATCAATGAATTCAGTTAGCAGCTCAACAATTGCTTTCTGATTCTGTTTCATTAGAGGCTCGCCACCAGTGATACAAAGATGTGTTTCTTGACCACTTCGTGCATGTTTAAACTTACCAGTAGGAAGTTTACTTTCTAGCTCATCGACTGCTTCGACAGCAGTCTTATCATGCATCAGGTGTTTAAACCTCGAGCTCCAAGTGTATGATGAATCACATCCCTTTTCGAATACAGGGAGATCCTCTACACGAGTGATGTTGCTAATATCGATCTTCTCGTATGGAAGATCCCATGTATCTGGTTCAGTGGGACAGCTCTGCCCAAAACCATCGCACTGAAGATTACAAAGAAAGAATCTAATCCACAACGACGATACACCACAATACATACCCTCCCCTTGTGGGGAGTAAAAGGTCTCAGAATATTTCACACAAGCTCCTCAATGATCCCAACCGCTTCTGCTAGAACTAGTAGCACACCAGCCCATACAAATGGGCCACCAACAAGGATTAGTATACCACCAGCCGCAAACCTAAATCCACTTTTAATAAAGCTGACATAGGCATGTAGATTAGGGTTGGGTTGTTTAAATTTCATATGGACCTCTATTTATAATCAAAACGGGATGTCGTCGTTGCTATCTTCATTTTTAGTTTCGGGTTGTGCTGTAGGATCTTCACCAGCAGATACCTTATCGAACAGGTCAATGAACGCGTTCTTGGTATTGGTGTCGAACCGATTCACGCACAGCTCGATAGCCTTCTTAGTGTTCTTGAACACTGCGTATGCATTAACGATGTGAACAATACGACGAGTGGTAATGTTCTCATCCACACCACCATCTTCGAATGTCCGACGAATGGCATCCGCCCACTTAACAAGGTCACCAGCAAACTGTTCATTGACACAGTTCATACTAGTCATCAGATTGTTAATGATCTTCAGTTCCGTCTTAGCAGGAGGGTATTCTTGGTTGAATGTAATCGGGAATCGCTCGAGGAAGGCCTCGTTAAGGACATTCGTTCCAATGTACCGACCATCATCCGAACCCTTGCCTTTGGTATTGGCAGTCGCGATGATATTGAATCCACGAGCCGGAGTGATCAACTCGTTCTTCAACTTGAAGTAGTAAGGCTTGCCCTCAAGGATCGGTTGCAAGCACAGGAGAGTGTTCGCTCCACCAGCATCGATCTCATCGAGAAGCAGAGTCGCACCAGTTCGCATTGCAATCAGAACCGGACCTTCAACTACTTTCACAGTCCCATCTTCAAGAGTCTTTGATCCAATCAACTGCTCCTCATCAGACAGCATGTTAAGATTAACACGAATCAGAGGACGCTTGTGCTTAGCACAGATCTGCTCGACCATAGTCGACTTACCGTTACCGGTAGGACCAGCAATGTAGAGAGGATAGAACACTTGGCTCTTGATGATAGTTTCAACATCATCGTAGTTGCCGAACGGCACGTAATTCGAATCTCGCTGAGGGACAAGCGAGTCAATGTTGTCGTAGTTAACTTCAACGGCTTGAGGCTTCGCTGAAGCGACTTGAGTGTTGAGCACAGTTACATTTGTCATAGGAGAAGCTCCAATTGAGGCACCATCAATGGAATACGTTCCACGCGATACTGTGTTAGCAGACATCCACTGAGGGACAAACGAAGATACTTCGAGGACTTGAGCTCGAGTAACCACTCGTGAAGTGGCCACGTCGGGGAACTTCTCAATCAGCTTGGTGATGAACTTTTCGCGACTCATACTTTCTCCATTACAAAATAATCACATTGAACATATATTATAGGCCAACTGGCAATTATTGTCAACAGCTGCTTACGCAACGCTGTCGATGAATTTTGACAGTAGAACCCGAGAGGTTTTCTTGGTAGTCAGGTACTTCGTAAACTGCTTTGCGATAGTCCGAGTAGAGGCCTTTTCGCTGATGTTCATCTCATCATAATTGATCTTCGTAGTCGTAGCTGCAATCAAGAACATCTTGTCACGATTAGTGCCTTGCAAAGATACAAAACCATCTTGGCGAAGTTTAGTCCGAACTTCCTCTGTCCTATTCCACGACTGCTGACGAGAAATGTCAGGGTAGTGACTGAGGATTGCATCCATCACATCGCGCCGGCGATTCGGAAGAACATAAAATCCCATGATGACACAATTGTGACGGTCCTTAATCATCTGAATCAGAGTTTCAGTTTGAGCTGCTGCAGGATATGTCGGCCAATTATATACTTTACGTGTGCGCTCATCCGTCACACAATGTTTAAGTGCAACTCGACGCTGACGACCCTCTGCATCAAGTTTATATTTAAAATCATCTTGGCGGTCTAGAATTCCACCCTCTCCATCGCTGAATGTAATCAGAGTCGTTTTCTCTACACGATACTTCTTGTGGAATGAATCGAGGTAGGTGTTGTAGAGATACAGTAGAGCTTCGTTAAGCGGAGTACCACCAAGACCGTACTCTCGACGCAGTCTACGGCTACGGACAAGCATTGACATTGAAGTGAAGTCTGTGTTTGACATTTCGCTGCTAAACAGCTCGAGAAGTGAGAACCCCGATGTATTCGGATTGATATCGGTATTACCATGTCGACTAGCTTCGACATTCGCACGTCGAATTACCTCCATGTTGAGCACGCTAGAATGATTGCTGAACGCAACAACCGAATGGCGGATACCAGCACGGCGACAGAATGTAACGAGGTTGATCAATTGATCAACAGTGTCGTCGAGGTGATCCATCATTGATCCAGACCAGTCCAACAGAAACACCATTCCATGGTTCTTGCCTTCAGGTACAGTGGCAACCTTACGGAAGATATCATCGCTCAACTTATACCGCCACACTTTATTCATATCCAGTGATCCGGATTTAGTAATCTGCGTTCGTTTATAACTGCTCGCAGCTTTCTTCATCTCGAATTCTTTGACGAGGTAGTTGACGTTGTTGTCTGTATTCTGACGGAATGATCGATACGCCGTCACAATTTCAGAGTCTCGAGTAACAGGAGTATCGTAACTCACTTCAACGCGAGAGATGATCTGTTTGTATCCAATAACCGGATCATACTCGAGTGGCACAAACTTGTGGTAGACGTGTTCAGTATTACCATCGACAGTCATCTTCAGCGATTGTGCAAACGCCTCGTTGGTAACAGGTTGAACATCATCTTCTTTCGCATCTTCTCCAATGTCTTCATTTCCAGATCCCGAAGATGGCTCACCATCTTCATCCTCTTGATCATCCTCCTCTTCTTGCCCCATATCCTCTCGATCACCTGACATCGAGGTACCATTTTCTTCGTCTTCGTCCCCAAACTGAGGTTGGGGATCAGGCTGCAATTCGGGTTGACGATTCTCCTGGAGGTAACCATACAGCTCTCGCGCCAGGTCAATTACCTCAGGAAGAGTTTCAAGGCGTTCAGCCTTCTCGACGAAGTAAAGCTCAGCTTCCGTAAATTTAATTGGAGTACGATAGCCCAACTTGAAGTGGAGGTTGATTCGATCAGCGAGATTCAACTGATCGACATCCACATTGCCGATCTTAAAGAAATCTCGCTCGTGGAGCATATTGTATGCCGTGTTGAATACACGACGAAGACCGATGTACTTGTTTTTGATCAGTTTCTCGATGCGAGCATCCTCGAGAATGTTCATGCACCCAGCAAGATTGGGCTCTTTCTTAGCAGCGTCGACATACAGCTCATCTGTATACAGAGCATGGCCAACCTCATGAGCAACAAGCAGCTCATCTACGATGGGAGGGAGGTCCTTCCAGAACGGAAGGATCAGAGTACGGTTAATGATATCAAACGCAGCAGTTTCGACTGTGTCTCGAACTACGTTGATGTTCTCGTTGGCCAAGAGCTTGGCCACTAGCTGTAGCGATTGCTGTTCGTTCATTTCGTATTCAGAGTGGGATTGTAGAGGGCGATGAGCTCTCGCTCGCGTTGATGAGCAGCCTTGCGACCACGGACGACTTCAATCACTGCATACTCGAGCTCAGGATCAGTGCGAAGGAATTCCGCAAACTTCCAATCCTTGGTCAGTCGCCGAGCTTTCGATTGATGGTTCTGCAGTCGAATCTTCACTGATTTGAGGTAGGCTTGGCCTCGAGCCACAGTCAAGCCGATGTATGTATCCCCAGTGGTCGGGCAGTGGATGCCGTAGATCACATGGTTTCTGTCTGAGCGTTTTTTCCGATTCATATAGACATTATAGCATAGTTGCGAATTAATGTCAACCCCTCATTTCCAGGGGAGATTAAACCGTTTTGCACAGATCGGACCATACCCAACTGCCTTCGAACGATCGTCATCCAGCGTCTTCTTGCAGAAGCAGCAAGATCCGGTCAGGCGACCATAGTTAGCAGCAACAACCTCAGGATCTGCAGAGAATTCTTTGATCAGATCAATCACAGGCTGGGTTGCCTTCTGAGTGGGGAGAAACTCACCATTCTCCTGGATGCGACCGAAGAACATAGCAGCACCAAACGGACCACCATCGCTGATCATAATCTGACCGGCATACTTACTGGTAGGACCAGCAATCTTGCAGACAAGTCGCTGACCCGTAGAGGTCCGCAGTTCGACCTTAACTCGCTTGACGCTAGCCAAAGCCGCAGTCATCATCGAGAAGATTTTCTGCGCGTCAATACGCACAGTATCTGGAAGTTTGACTGGGTTCTCAATCCGAGTGATGATTACGTTCACGAGATTGATCTGCTTGTCGGTCAAGCGACCATACCGATTGTATCCCATCACAAGGCTACCAGCGATCTCAATATCGCGAACAGACATCTTCTCTTTGAGAGAAGCGAGCTTCTCGACGATCGGGCGCTGAGAAGGGTCTTTGGCAACAGGCTTGCTGTAGATGCGTTTCATCTGTGTTCCTTTCGTGACAGTAGGGACACTATAGGATACATCAGAATTAATGTCAACCCCCGCTTTCTACAGGGGTTTTCCGCGATATCTATACCAACTCCGCTTCGCTTCTATCCGTTGAACGATTCGTTGGCGATTGATAGCCATGGCGGCCCAATCAGGTTTCCAATCTGATTGAGGAAATCTATCAAGCTCTCTCCAACTTACCTTCCTGGATGCCGGGTCGATATTGAACCCTCTATCGTACAACTCAGCAATCAGATCAAGCCACCTGTCGAGTAAGAACTTCCGCTTGTCATAAAAGAACGACACGTGACCCTTGTTCAGAGTGTATGCAGTCCTGATCACATGCTTGGCAGGATCAGATCGTCGAGCCGACGCCATCACCATTGGCAGCTCACGATACTCTGCCATTAGGTGTTGGTCTGTCAACTCTTGAACAGGGATTACGTTAATACGAGTCATGTGATTACTGAGAAGTCGTTTTTCTTTTGTACACGGATCACATTATCGAACTTATCAACCATTTGGTCAACTTTATGACTGATCACGAAGATGTTGGTGTGCTCGCCAAACTGATTCATAATCGATAGGAAGTAATCTATCCCTCCTGCATCCAGGGCACCATCAAGAACTTCATCCAAGATCATAATGTTTGTGTTGACAGAGTTCTTCATCTTAGCCACCTGTCGCCATGTAAACAGGATTGCTAGATCGAGCCTTCTCTTTTCTCCTTCTGAGAACGACTCGTATGTGAATGTGTCTCTACCTCTTGACTTGATTGTCTCTTGGAATGATTCATCAAGCTCAAACTTAGCAAAGAAGTCCATCGCAGCAAGGTACTTGTTGATAAGTTTGTTGATCACAGGCAGGTACTCGTGAATGATTGCCGTTTTAATTCCAGTATCCTTTAGTAGGATGGCGGCAACGTCATGTAGTTGCTTTTTCTCAAACAATTCAGTCTTCTGAGTAACCATATCGATCGCTTGCTCAGCCAATGACCTCAACCTTCCCTTCTCAGCAGTAACACTTGATTGATCTCCGTTAGCTGCGTCAATCTCTTGTTGAAGGGATTTGTTCTGTTCAGTCAATAGCGTGATGTTGTTCGTTTGCACACTCAAAGCGATCGACTTATCATGTAGAGCGTCAAGATATTTCTTTAGCTTATCCAATTGACCCTGTAGTTTAGTTTGCACAGCATCTGCTTCATCAAACTTTACTTGATGCTCCCTGATCTTCTCGTTGAGTTGCGAGATGATTGTATCCTTGTGAGATTGTTCAATATGTTGATTACAGCTTGGGCAAGTTGTGTTCTCGGCAAAGAATCCAATAGTATGGCTGCAAGTATCGATGTTCGTTGCTGTCATAACTTTCATCTTAGATACTTTGGTGATAGCATCAGCAACTTTATCTTGTTGATTCTTCTTAGCGCTAAGCTCCACTATTTCTGCGGTCAATTGAGTGACAGTAGTACTTGCCGTATCAATCAAGACGTTATTCGCATCGATCTTTTGTTGTAGGGAGTTGATAGCGCTCGTGCGAGACTTCTCAATAGTCTCCACCAACTTTTTCTGGGCAAGGATCTTCTCGCGATGAGACTTTATATCATTCTCGAGAGAATCGATCTGTGTCTTAACCTCGCTGATCTTCTCTTTCAAGATGTTGTTCATTAACGAAAACACTTTGATGTCGAGAATGTCTTCGATCACTTCACGTCGTTGTTGAGCAGGTAGCTGCATGAATGGAACAAATGTCGCTGATCCTAGAATAACAACTTGTGTGAAAGTCTTGTAGCTAAGTTTGAGGATTTGCTGCTCAAGTACTTGTTGGTAGTCACGAAGAGCTGCATCCTGATTGACCAGCTCACCGTTGCAGTAGATCTCAAACACGTTTGGTTTGATTCCTCGCTTGACAATGTAGTCTCTGCCGTTGGTGCTAAACTCAATCTCAACGAGACAGTTCTTCTTATTGATTGAGTTTACAAGCTGACCTTTGTTAATGTTTCGAAATGGCTTACCAAATAGAACGAACGTCAGCGCGCACAGTAAGGTAGACTTACCCTCTCCATTCTTCCCTGTAATCAGGGTTGACGATGAGGTGTTAAGATCGATACTATTGGCTACACTTCCTGTACTTAAAAAGTTACGCCACGTGATACGCTTAAAAATTAACATCACTCAACTTCCATAGTTATTGCTTCTACATACAGACTCTTCATAAACGATTTGATCTTCTCTTTGTCTGCATCTGTTTCGATACTATCAATGTAGTTGCTCAACACATCCATAGTATCTTCGAGATTGATCTCTTCACCAATCTCACCATCAGCAAACTCTGTCATATCCTCAACAATTTTGATTTCATAACATCCTCTACTGTATAGCTTTTGGATGTAGTTGTCAAATTTATATAAGTCTGTCTTATTGGATACTACAACTTTAACGAACTTATCTTCGAGGTCTTGAGAGTTGATGTCAACAAGATCCTTTGTGTCGTCATAGTCAATACGAACAAACACAGTATGAGGATTTTGCACAAACTCTAGCTTCCTCGTTGAGGTATCAAATACATGGAATCCTCGAGGATCATTATGGTCCTGCCATGTCATCTCATAAGGTGTTCCAACATAAGTGATGTTTCCTTTATGGGACTTGGTATGATAGTGGCCACTGAATACATGCTCGTACTTCTCGAACATCTCCATCGAGAGACCTTCATGAGATTCCATCCCTCTATACATCGCAAAGCCAGCGATCTCAAAGTGACCCAGACAAAGGTCAGACTTACTAGCCTTAATGAAGTTTATAATCTCAACTTCATTGTCCTTGCAGATCCAAGGAATGATGTCGATGCTTGTACCATCCATTAGAGTGTGCATCGTCGGCTTATCATAGATCCACACATTACCGTACTCAGCAAGTACTAGAGATGGAGAGTTAACCTCGAGACTCTCTCTTAGATAGATGTCGTGGTTGCCAATCAACGTATGTAAGGTAATGCCTGCGCTTGATAGTCGGTCGAACAAGTAGCGCTTCGATTCCTTCAGTGATTGGAAGTTGATGTACTTCCTCCGATCAAACAGATCGCCTAACTGAAAGATGTGCTTGATGTTTTCAGCAGCCATGTATTTGAGCAGGTCATCATAGAACCGCTCAAAGTGTTTGTGGAACAGGCTTAGATCATTGCGACACCCGATGTGAGTGTCGCCCAAAACGACAAACTTCATATTAATCCTTATTCAATGATATCGTCTAGCGTAGCCTTTCGCTTTTGCTTTGCCTTTGCTTTCCGTTGGTCATCTTTCGCGGCGGCCTCTACGAAGGAGCTTTGGCTTTGAAGGAGAGCCATATAGCCGGATGCAATAGCATCATCCTCATACCCAAGAGATTCAATGAAATCTGGGGGAAGATCAAGGATTAGTTTGCCCTTAATCGTGGATTGTTTACCCTCTTTCTGGATTCGCCTGATGAAAGCGAAGTACACAATCTGGGTAAAGTATGAGAATGGATTTGACGACTTGGCAGGATCAAAGTTGTCGATGTACATCAAGCAGTTCTCGACCCCATCGGAGATCATCTCGTCTTTGAACGAGTAGTTGATGAAGTTCGATTTGTACGAAAGGTGCCTCGCAATCTTGAGGATACACTCGCCGATGTAGTTGCTAATTCCTGGTTTTTCTTTACCAGCAGCTACAGCTTCTGTAACTTGTTGACGGTACTCGACGAGAGCTTTCAAGAATTCTTCATTGTTCACGTAATGGGACATATTGTACTTCCTTGTTTGTAGTTTTATTAACTATATACCCAAACAACTTGTAAGTCAAGAAAAAGTTGACTCATATAAAAGTACAGCGTGATAATCAGTATGTCCGGTGTGATTAATGCTTTGTGTCATTACCAGAGACATAATTGTTCTGCTTTATAAGAGCCTCTAGTCTATCTGCGTAAGTGTCTTCTTCTACAGATTCTTGCATGGCTTCGGCTTGGAACGCATCTATCAAGTCTAGGAATCTGTACGATATACTTCTCGAGGCCGGCAGGCAAAACTGTACCCGGGCTTTTGGTATGTGGAATACAATTTCATCAGTGAGAGAACAATACGGCAGTGTCATCACGCCATACTTTTCATCCATCCTAACATAGTAGGGATGCTCAACGATGAAATATGTATCTGTCTCTTCTAACAGGAAAGCTAGAAGGTCGTGACCGTCATGTAGACGGATAACTACTACTTCGGTCATACGAACACCTCATAAATCGATTGTGGTTATCTTTACGGGAAATCCTTCTTCAGCATAGAGTTTATATCGTTCTGCCCCGTGCTTTAAGGTATGGTTCTTCCAACTCTTCCAGTGTAGGTCGTCAGTGATATCGAATAGGTTGCAGTACTCCTTATTATTATTTAGGCGCAATCCACGACCGATTGATTGAAGGTTCCTGATACGAGACTTCGAAGGAGAGGCAAAGATGATGTTCTCAATTGACGGAATGTTGATTCCTGTAGAGAATACCCCAAACGATGCCACAACGATTGCGTTGTTTATGCTAGACAGTGATCGTCTGACTTCCTCGCGTGAAGATACATCGGTGCCACCATGAATAAAAAACACCTCTCTATCACCTGCTTTATTACGAATCATATCAAACAAAACAGTGCCATGCTTCTCAACGAATTGAAATAGTACAAGAGTGTTACCACTACAGCTCAGAGAGAGGTTGCGGATTGTTCGATTCCTCTTCTCGTTTGTTACAAGAAAATCAATCTCATCCTGGTACTCCATCTTGTTGCATGCTTTGCGAACCTCATCAGGGTACTGCAGGAGGAGAGCCTTAACTTTCAGTTGAGCTAGCTTACCTGAGTCCTGTAACTTCTTTGTGGTAGTTACCTTATGTACAGGACCAAATATACCCTCAAGTACAAGTCTGTTGATCTTCTTATCGTCAAGAGAACCTGTCGTACCAATCTTGTATGATGTAGCAGACATCTTCTCCATGATTGTTGTTAGCGACTTTGCTTTGAATAAATGTGCCTCATCGCCAATCACTACACTAAACTGATCAAACCATTGCTTTGGCTGTTTGTATATAGATTGCCAAGTTGTAAACAGAATGTCTGTTTGAAACTCTTTTGGGAAGCCAGAATATAACTTTTGACAATGGTCTTTTACTTGCCACTGATTGGCCGACGAATAGTCCTCAAAATCTGAGAACATTTGCTCAACGAGAGACGTAGTAGGGACAACGACCAAGCACTTATGCGACTTATCAAGAAGCCAACGACAAATGGCATATATGATAAGAGACTTGCCAGAACCAGTAGGACTAAGTAGCACCCGACGATGATAACGGAGAGCAGTATGTATAGCATCGTGCTGATAATCTCTAACTTCAATAGGAGATCCTCTCCCCTGTAATACAAGTCCTCTCGTAAAGTCTTCAATCTGCTCAATAGTGATGCCATCATCTCTTTTAACTTCGTTGATATGTTCAAGTTGATATCCATTGTTGTCAGCAAACTTAACTAAGTAGTCATATAGACCAACATAGAGAGTTTTTCGTATTTGGTCGTAGAGCCTAATTTTGCCATCCCAAAGTCGAGCCCGGTATTGTGGTGTAAACTTTGCCCCAGGATATTCAAAAGTAAAGTAGTCTGCTAGTTCAGACTCTACCCCACTCTCTGAATAAACTCGAAGATGAACCTCATTCACTTTCTCGACTTTAATCATCACATCCCTGCTAAGAACGCTTTCCACTTGATTCCATTGGATAGCTGGAAGTCTCTCTGTTTGATTTGCTGCATGATAGATTCAATTGCTTGGATCATAATATCTATGTAATCAAGACGTGATTGAATTTGCGAGAGATCCTCGTCTCCTTTGAGGAACTCGTCCATCTCAGCTTTGAGGGGCTTGTTGTATTGCCATGGCTCCCAACCAAGTTCTTTAAGTTCTTCACGAGATAGTTCTCCTCGATAGAACCTAAACTTAGTTTTGCGTAGGCTGTTATAATCAATATCCAGCTTAGTCTTTTTTAGCTTGGCGTCGATTAGTAATCTGAGGTATTTAGAGTGCAACTTTGCTGTTGCAGTGGAAGCCTCACCGAGATGGTTGTCATCTATAGCACTATCGGCCTCCCACATAATCAAGATTTCATCAAGTTTCATAACAAACCTTATAGTGTCAAGTTATTTCAAATAATGTATACAAGAATGTTGCCTGTCCTGCTAGATATGTAGTGTCGTTTGTTGTCGACTGGAGCATAATCGAACCCAATGAAGTTGGGTAGATGTCATGGAAGGTCACTGTGCGGATAGGATTGTTAAAGTTATTTAGTATCTTCAAAACACCATCCGAATATCCTGCTTGCAAGTCACTAGCTTGAGGAATCGGCTTTTGACTGGATATGTATGATGCATATTGAGTGCGCGACTTGGGGAATCCCAAACCGACCATCCAATCATAGATAGCCTTATAGTTGTTCATGGTTTCATCAATCATAAACACAATATCAAGTTGGCCAAACTCAAGTTTATCACCTGGAATATGTGCGTTGGATAGTGGCGTTGCAAATTCCGCTTGAGGAAGGGTCAAGCTTGGGATAGTTGCTTCTTGGCAGAAGAACGATATGTCTGGTAGTTTATTTACAGCAAACATGAATCCATTTGACTGAAGAGGATTGATATTTGCTGGCACTGGGCAAGATAAGTTTCTTATGCTCATATTCACCTTGACTGCTATAGTTGGCTGTTATATATTTATCAAATGAAAAGGGCCCCGAAGGGCCCTTTCATACTACCTAGTAAAGATCCAAATCTTACATTAGATTTGTAACTTTAACTTTGCGATAGTAGTAGTTGGAGTTAGCTTGTAGATTGCTGTTATCGCCATCAAGCTGAACAAATGGATTGCTCACTAGGCCATAACGTGTCTTGAAGCCAATCTTTGGCTGGAATGTGTTTGGATCAACTGCACGAACCATTTGTAGAGGAACGTATGGGCAGTAGAATAGACCAGCATCAAAGGCTGAAGTGCCTTTGTAACCAACTAGGAAGAACTGAGTAGCAGCAACGTTGGCCTGATATGGATCAACGTATACACGATACTTGCCATTTAGAACACCAGCAAATGTTGTTGATGTGTCATCAACATTTAGACCTGTTGAAAGGGCTGGAGCATAGTCGAGAACACCGGCCATGGCTAGGGCGGAAGCTACGTCAGCTGTACAGATGAGTAGGTTACCGCGGCCACGACGAGTCTGCTGGCCAACGGCGTTAGCTTCGCGCTCGATTTGGAACAATAGACCTTTGAACTTCTCAACTGACCAACGGCCGTTGGCGTCAACGTCAAGGTCGAATGTACCAGCAGCAGCTGTACCAACCTGAGCACCAGCCTTAGCGACTGTGTAGATTGTACGAACGACTTCACGGTTGATCTCGGCGGTGATCTCTGTTGAGAGGATGTTGCTGAGTTCGCCTTCAGCGTCAAGACCATGAACAGCCTTTAGGTCTTGTGCTAATTCTGTTGAGTACTCAGCCTTTAGAGCACGAGTCTTAGCAACAACGCTGGTCTTCTCAACTGAGAAAGCCATTTGTGGGAAAGTCTCGTTACCTTCAGCTGTAGCTGTAGCAATACCAGTACCTGTTGTATCGGTACCTGAGGTCCAGTTGGAACCTGCGTGTGTACCGGCACCGGCGAAGTCTGTATCAGCTTCATTGAAGAGAGCCTCACCACCGTTTTGTGTAGAATACTTGCTCTTCATTGCGAAGATTAGACCTGTTGGCTGTGTCATTGGCTGAACGCCGCAAACATCGAAGGCCATCATCTGTGGGGTTGAACGACGAACTAGGCTGATTAGAACTGGATCATAACCAGCAACGCCGCCTGTTGTGCCACCGCCGATGGTACCAATCTGACCTGAACCAACACCGTTAACTGGGCTAGCTTCGAATAGGGCTTGAGCTTGCTTGCCCATTTCGCGCTCTTGGTTCTCGAGTAGAACAGCGGTAACTTCCTTGCGGTAGTTGTCTTTGATTTGTGGTAGAGCGTCGTGGTTTAGAACTGGTGACCACTTCTCTACTAGTTGCTTACGATTTTCGGACATTTCTGTTATCCTTATTTAAGGTTGTCGAGTACTGACAGATAACCTCTCATATGAGCAGGAATAACCTTCTCTTCTGTTAGGGTGACTGGAGTATCGGTGACTACGGATTCAACAACAGTTGTTGTTGCCTTCTTGTTTGTGAAATAGCTTTCACGAATTGTCTGAGCTTTCTTGGTAAATGTTTCAACGCCATCAAACTCGAGCTCTTCAACTAAAGCGTGGAACTTTTCTTTGTCAGTTTCGACGAGACCTTCTGAGAGTTCTGCGACGATCTGTGCAACCTGATATGTTGATAGCTCTTTGTTCAACTCAACGTTTGAAGCAACTTGCTCATTTAGCTTAGCCTTTAGGTCTTCAACTTCCTCTTCGAGAGTTCCTAGTACATCAAACTTCTCTTCAGGAATATCAATGTAATGCTGCTCAAAGAGTGATTTTAGACCACCGACAAAGCCTTCAAGAATTTCAGACTTCATACCACTTTCAAGGGCAATCTCATTCTGTGTCATCCACTGCTCGACTACGTAGTCAAGGTATCCATCAACTTTTTCAACTAGACCCTCTTTGATCTGTTCGACTTGTTCTACTAGTTTTGCTTCGTAGGATTCGTCGAGTTTAGCAACTTCTTGCTTAACACGGTTCATAACAGCAGCCTCAAAAATTGTAGCGGCTTTCTGTTTGAATTCTTCTGAAAGATCTTCACCGTCAACTAAGGCGGCTACATCTTCTTGAATAGAAGCGATAGCTGGTTCTTCCTGAACTTCTTCAGTCTGCTCAGCTACAACTTCTTGACCCTCTTGCTCAAGATCAACGTTTTCTTCGATCTCTACTTCAAGAGTCTCTTCGACTTGTTCTTCCGCAACGTCAGCTTTTGACTCGGCAAGAATCTTCGCAATTTTTTGTTCGATAGACATAAAAATCTCCTGTTAACTTTTATTATTTATAAAAACTTTTACTTCACATTATCCATTAATGTTTCACTTCAAGCTTTTCAGGAATGCGTCAAACATTCTTGCTTGAGATTCCGCAACCTCCTTCGCGGACATTTTGAGAATATTTTCTTTGATGACTTCAGCCTTTCTCCATGAGTTGGTAGAAGCCTCATATACCCACTCAGCTCCTTCCATAACGCCATTGACAAATGCATCTGGTGCTGAAGGATCTGCTACAATATCTGCAGCAGTAGCTAAAACAAAGTCATCTTGTACAACGTTAACACCATCTTTCTCGACGAGAGACCCTAGGCCTCGAGACGACACTCCTAGATTAGCTCCTTCATCAATTAGAGCCTTGACAATGTTACCGTATGGTGTGCTTAGAATTTTAGCACGACCAATCCAATTATTGCCATCTTCCTTGAGGGACTTAATCATCATACAAACGCGATCAAGGTTGATGGTAGGTGAATCTGGATGACCTAGTTCTCCGTAAGCCTTATTCTTATCAATGTATTCTTTCGTATAAGAATTGACTGCTTGCTCCATGATCTTTTTGTCATACCTACGCTTATTGCGGTTGGTGACATCTGCTTGAAGAAATACGCCTTCAATGAAGTAGTCCTTACTGCCTTTGCTATCCTTAGCTTCAACAATAAGTTTTACTTCTTCTGTATGTTCTTTAATAAGTCTCATCTAATTAGCTCCCTGAAACTGCTGGATTGTCAAGGGAACCAAACTGTTCTGGTTCAATAGTAGTCTTATAACCACCAATCTTACGTAGTTTTAGCCAACACTGACCGACCCCGCCAGTAATAGCAACTACAATATCAGAAGTGTTTCCTGTTGCTTCAGGTGGTAGTTGCTGTCCACTAAAGTCGATTGAATCTGCGGCAGATCCGAGTAGTGTCATTACTACTGTACCATTGCGTGTTATGGTAATAACTGAGGCAGCATCCCCTGTCCAGGTAACACCAACAATGTTAACAGTCTGAGTGCCACCATCAACTACTTGGCCTGTAGCTTGTAGTGTGTTGATATCAATCGTCTCTGTAGTAGAGGCTGCCCCGTAAACTTTGACGATTGTCTCAGCGTGAGTGTTTTTAACAGTGGCTTGTGCCATATCTTATTCCTCTAATAGATTAAGTACTTCAAGAAAGTTGTCCTTACTTTCTCTCATATACTGAACAACATCTTGATGCTCTTTGAATATATTATTTAGCTGTCGTTGTGTGCCCTCAGATATAACTACAACACTGCCGTCATCTAACTTATAATCCACGCACCCTTCTACAATCTTATCAATTTTGTTAAGAAGTCTAATGTCTAATGACACAGGATCAAGAGTAAAAAATTTAGAGGAAGCCAGCTCAACATATGACTCAATTAGAGTGTTAGTAACCTTTACTGAGCTATGATGAGATCTAATAATATCAGCAATTGTTGTGTCCGACATCTCTTCATATAACTCTTGTTGGATGTTCTCTTTTATAATCTGCTGATTGATATGATCTCTTGCTTCCTCTACACAACTAAATTCTGTACACTGGCCGTCAATAAAAATGCCATTCTTAGTTTCAACAATACTATGATTGAAAAACTGGGACTGAGATATAAACTCCTCTCCAGTTACAGCTTCACAAACAAATGATCGGAACTGTTTGAATTGCATATTACTCTTCTGTGGTACCTTCTGTGGTGTCTGCATCTACTGCAGGAGACTTAAACATATTCTGTGCGACATCTTGTCGCATCACATCTAAACGATCAGCAATACGACTGGCCATAGCAGCCTCAAAAGAGGACTGAATAGCAACCGAATCGCCCGACTCAATTGCATCAATTAATTCACGTGTACTCATTGTTTTTGGTCTCCCTGTTGTGTATCAACTCCTGCAGCCTGATCTTTAGCAGCCTGCATCTCACCTTGATGGGAAGCAAAGTCAATTTGACCTTCTCTATCATCCATCATCTCTTCATCCATCGTCTTAATGTCATCCTCACTCTGCATAAGAATGTTTTTACGTATCCAGCTGACTGAATAGTACTTTCCTACATATGGATCAATGTTTTGTAGCAGAGCAATTCGGTTGTTTATGATC